AAAAGGGGCTGCGTAGTGTTTTTTGATACCCCCTGAGGAAAAAATAGAAGGGCGAAAAAGGAACCCTACAAGGATCTCTAGGGGTAAATACATCTCCAGAGATCCACGAGGTTCCAAACAACTGCACACAAAAACTCCCAACTTCCAACTGAATGCGAAGTGAAGAGGCAATGAACACTGTCAAACAATTCAGGATGAACGTTCTCCTCCTTAAACTTTTAACTGAAACTCAAAAATCCAATTCTATTTCACTGTGTTTCGCCAAGAGGCCCGACACTGAACGGTAATTAGGTATTCGGGTGCGTGGGGCAAAAATGTGTTCTCGAAGCACGGCGGAATCCTTTGAACGTGAGTGGTGGGCTCAAAGACCGACTTCTTTGAAGTTAAAAAATCCGTTTTGCATGGAAAAACCCCTTTGGGGTGGCTCTTTTGTGCTTTTTTTTAAATTTTGGGCGCTGGAAGGACCAGCGGGGCGTGTGACGGCCTAGGCCGCGATGGGCGGGGGCGTGACGGGGCCCTCGGCCGCAAAGTAGGGCAGGGCGGCGACGGGTTCGTCAATCACGAACTCGCGGACTGAAGGGGCACCAGCAAAGGTTACCCTCTTAGGGCGCTGCAGGGTTACCTTACGGGGCGGCAATGTCTTCACCAGCTCATCAGCAGGAATATTAGCCATTACTTTGAGCGGCAGGGTCCACAAGTGGCTCGTCTGGTCAATAGCAACGTAGCCAAGGGTCAGCAATAGCATCTGGTGTGCTTCAAGCATTGACTTGTTGGATTTGCTGCGGTCGGCCCGATAGACATCGGTTGCGTCGAGCAACTCCTTCTCAGCGGCCTGGATTTTCTGTTTTAACTCATTCAGCTCTTCGGCGTTCATCTTGACAGTGGTTGCTAATACGTAGGTGTGTCAGCAGAGTGGTATCCACATCTCTTAAAGTCAAAAATTCCGTTTTTCACGGTCAGGTCAATTAGGCAACAATCTCATCAAGTACAGCATTGACATATACTCGTTTAGCATGCTCTAGTTTTTCACGAGCAGCTTTCACAGCAACTGCTGCATCAAGTGTTTCTTTGGTTGTCTCAACCGCTTCCTCCATTTTCTTTAGACAAACTAGGGCAGCTTGAAGTGGCCAGCAACGATCGTCGTCTGGCCGAAATCTTCCATAGATCTCACGCATAGCTTCAACCTGGTTATTTGCGTACATACGAAGCTTTCGAGCCTCATTGTAGTCTGCAATCGCATCATTGATGTTTTTATCATCACGTGTCGTCATTTTGTTGATACGATAACTCGTTTATTACGCATAATCCGTTTTTGTTTATTGTAGTAAAACGGAATTTAGGTGTATACAGTGATTAAAGGCAACAAGATGAATTGTGTAGCCATACTTCCAACTGGCGAACAATGCAAACACAAATACAAGCTTGGACACACCCGATGCGGAACACATATCAAGTCACTAGCAAATCACGGTCCTCATAAAACGGCACGAACTGAACAGTTCTATATTCACAACAAGCAACGAGCTGAGTTGTTAAATTCACGACGTGTAGACGAAGACATGCTTATTGTATTACATGACCACTTGACAAACCAACAGCGGTTTGAAAAATCTGAACTTATAGCCGCACAACATCGAGAAATTGCAGAGACAGGTGTGGATCCTGATCTGCCTGCGCGCCAAGAGAAGCAACGCCGAGCTTTGATACGACGCGATCAACAGATCCTTCGAGATCAACACATTGCTCTACAAAATTTCGCTCGTCCTGCTGCACAGATCATTGTCCACCGCACTTTACGTCAGTTTGCAGCAGATCCCCAGAATATTCATACGACAGAGGCAGTGACACAAACGAAGGAAATGGTGTCTATGATTACTAAAATTCATGTTCCTCCAGAGTATCGTTGGGATGCTGTTAACGCATCAAAAACTCCATTTGAGATTGGTATGGAATGCAAACTGACTCAACGTGCCGCATGGCAAATGGTTAGTCAGTATGCCATGGATACTGCAATCTATGATATTGAACCAGGCATTTACGGCAAGGTATTGGATTGTGTATGGCAATACATCAAGTCTTCTCCTGACAAAGAGGATCTATGTAAAGTCATTAAGCAAGAAATGGAAGACAATATTGGCATGTGTGCCCAAGGGAATCTATCTCGCATCTGCAATGTCTTAGCAGGATATATGGAGGGTATTGGCCCTCAAGAGTCTGTTATTGAACGTTTAGGCAGATTACTTCCATCTCTAATGTCCATTGACGATCCATCGAAACGCATTGAAGAAGGTAAACGCATCTTGCAAGAGAACAAAGTTCCATTCGCCGAATGGACACATTGGCTAGTAGCTCTGGAAGACTAATGCGTATACTATAAAAAATGGAATTTTTGGTTTCAAGAACAGTGGATAGCACTCTACTGACACACACATCAGTACGAAATGAGTTTTACCGACGCGCAGAAGTTGCTTATCTGTGCACACAGTTTGGCTGCGAACGCCGAGAATGCCGCTGGCATCGTAGAGGCGCTAAACGGACACTGGAACACCCCCGCGGCCTCCGCGAATGTCGCTGAGATCATAGAGGCGCTAAACGGACACTGGAGCGACGTCGCAGTCGCCCTCAAAAAGGCCGACAAGTGCCTCGCCAAGCCAGATAAGCCATTAGACGCGCTCACAACGATGAGACACCTGGCTACGGCGGGCCGCGCCCTCAAGAAAGCCGAACTGGCAGCCGAAATGGTGGCCGAACTGGCAGCCGAACTGGCAGACGAAGAGGCACCCAAAGAGGCCGCCAAACTGGCAGCCAATCTGGCGCGCGTACTGGCCCCTGCCAAGAAAGTCTAAGCGCACCCACTCACATTACACGGCGTTCTTAAACGCCATTTTTTACGTTGGAAAATGGAATTTTTGGGTTCAAGAGACTAGATAGTAGACCGACAAAGTTTAGAAGATGTCATACAGCTGCCACGTAACAAACCCTGGTGGCGAACCTTGGTACACTGTGCCCCCACCGAAGACGACCACCCGCCCCAAGGCAGTTCGAGTCGCAATCAAAGCTGCGAAAGTGGCTGGTAAGACCATCCTGGTACTTACATCTCCCGCCTGGGCCGTTTTCTACATGTTCTACCTTTGTTCGCAGAATTAGCTGCACACACACGGCGTTCTTAAACGCCACATTTTTTACAAAAACGGATTTATTTGCAGTAACACAGTAGAGTGTACACAATGACCGAGCTAACAGAAGCAGAAGTACAGCTTGCAAAAGCTGCGGCCTTGTTGGAGCTTGCTAACTTTTACACTAGAAGCATAGCCTGCGATAACATGAGCAAGAGGAGCATTGACTTGGTTTTAAAAAGCCAAGCTGATGCCCAACTGTTTTACAACCAGTCGGCTGACAGGTACCAAAAGGCCTGGATCGCAAAGACCAAGTAACACCACTCACCAAACGAGCAGGTTTTTAACTGTTAAAAACGGATTACTAAACACTAATATTTTCAAACAGTACAAAGCTAGATGGATCTTTCCAAGATCAAGAACAAGCAGTGGTACAAGAAAGAGTACGAACACATTCTTGCTCACACTGAAATGAGGTGGGCTGATTACGTCAAGCAGGCGGCAGAATTTGCTGCCCGACAAGCGCGACTGAAAAACTACATTCGAATTATCAATGAGCAGTTCAGGCGTATGAAGTAACCATATATCCAGTAAAATGGATTTAAGTGAATCACTTTCAATAACAAGCACTACTTAAGAATGAACGAGGAAATCCAAGAAGAGTTTGAAAAGCTCGCGGTTGAAACGTATATGCGCCTACTGGATATCCAGGAGGTTGCACACAACGAGTTGAAACTGAAGACGGCTGCGCTTTCTGCTGCAAAGTGGATGTATCCTTTCAATCAGCACAATCCAACCGTTGTATTCTGGATGCGCGCAGCAACTGCCGCAGCAGAGATTGACGAAGATATATACAATCTGGAGCGTGACCTATTTGGCCTCTGGATTGACGAATAAGGTGTATTCACACCTTTTTACATTGAAAACCGATTAAACACATCTATGCTAATAAAGTAACAACATGGATCCTCTGTTTGAACGACGACAGCTATCCAAGAAAGTTCACATATACTCAAAGTTCTTGCAGAAAAATATGCAAGCGTCCATTCTTGCACAACTCAAAATGAATTTTGAAGGAAGGTGTTCTGCGGAAGGTTTTATTCAGCAAAATAGTATTACGATCCTAGATTATTCGTTGGGTCGAACAAACTATATTAAGGGAGGAGTCGATTATGATGTTGACTTCCAAGCAGATGTATGTATGCCACACGCAGGACAAAAGTTCAAAGCCCCTGTCAAAGTGAGAAGTAAAATCGGTATTCATGCAGAAACGGCTCCTATCAAAGTATTGATTCCACGAGATCTACACATTGGCAATGAAGACTTTGAGAATGTAAAGTTGGAAGAAGAGATTGAATTTGAAGTGATTGGGGCACAGTTTAAGCAGCAGGATAAGGATATTGTAGTTGTTGCAAAGCTCTTAAAGAAGATTGCTCCAGATGTAGAACAACCACTTTTGGCACCCAAAAGTGAACCAGGTCTTCTAGATAATCTATTAGCAGCAGTTTTGCCAGAAGATGGTGATACAAAGCAGATAGTGACAACACCAGAACCTGAGAAGCCAAAAACACGGAAGCTTAAACAGAAAGTGAGTATTCCAGTAAATGAGCAAGTTCTCACGGTCTAAGTTAGAAACACTAAAGGATCAAATAGACAAGTTAGACACAAACGAACACAAACAAATTTATAATATCATGAAAACGGCTGAACTACAACTAACGAAAACGCAGAATGGAGTTTTGATCTCTGCAAGTAGCCTGAATGATGCTGTTTTAACAGAAGTTGATAAGTATGTAAATTTTTGTTTGGATCAACGAAAGCGTATGGAAGAAGACATGAAAACGCGAAAAACGTATGAAAGAATGGTACACGATTAAACTGTAAGGTTTTAATCCAAGATAAAATATAACAGTATGGATAATATCGTCACTACGCAAGTATTGGGCGATCTAGTATCCTTTGTAGATGTCGCAAAGAAAGACCAGACAGCAGAATTTGAATGCAAGCTGCTTTCTGGAAAGATTCAAACAAAAGATGTAGCGGATCGTGTTTTAAACGCAATCCAAACTCTTTCTGTAGGAGCTCAAGTTGAAGAACATCGATTGTCTATTTCATATGGAGACAACAGTCGTGTGACGGTTCTAGGTCTACAGTATATTCAAAAACTGTGTATCAACAATTCATTCAAAGAGATTCCTCTTGAGGTGGAACGTAAACAGCCATATTACGCAGACAATGTAGGTAAAAAAGATCTAATAGATGTGCCAGAAGCATCAGCAAAGTTTACACTGAAATCTGAGAAAATTATTCGAAAAGATTGGGAAGGAAACCCAAGTGATCCAAAAGGCCACATTCGTCTTATGCATCGCAAATCATTTCATACAGCTTCAAAATTATTTCGTATTGATTTCTCGATGGTGAAGATGCGACCGCAAAATTCAAAGCAATCAATTCGCGATATGTTAAAGCAACCACATACATATGAGTTAGAAATTGAGTTCAGCAACAAAGCAACAAAGGTTGATGATAAGCTTATCGTAGAAGACTTGATGAAAATCATATCTGTTCTTTTACAAGCGTATTATCAATCACCGTTCTTGCTTAAGGTTTCTGACATTCAACGTTACCAACAAGAATTCAAGATGTCAAACAATGTATTCATTAATCCTGTAACAATGTTTCGACGACACTTGAATCCTGAAAATCCCCACAATATCTTGAAGGATTATACGGTGACCAACAAAGCAGATGGGCAACGTGCAGGTCTCTATGTTGCCAGAGATCGCAAAGTAATTATGGTAACGCCAGGTATGCAAGTAGTGTGGACAGGTATTACTGCATTAAGTGATGCAAATTCGGGCGATTTTATTGATGGCGAGTACATTGCAAAAAACAACTTGTTCTGTATCTTTGACATATATCGTTTTCGTGGACGTGATACGCGCAATCTGCCTTTGATGAAAAGCGATGACGATACTTTAAAAAATCCACAGAATTCACGACTGGGTTGTGCGCGTATGTTTATCGAAGATTTGCGTACGAAGTTCAGCATGACTCCCTCCTTGCAACAACTCCGTATTGAAACAAAGCTCTTCCTAGCAGGAGATGGTGTTGCTATGGAAGAATGTATTCAAACTCTATTAGACACCAAGTTCGAGTATGAAACAGACGGTCTTATTTTCACCCCGCGCTCTTCAAGTGTAGCTCCTGCAGAAGACCGTAAAGGACGAACGTGGTTGCGGGTGTATAAGTGGAAACCGCCTCACCTTAACACAATCGATTTCCTAATCAAGATTCTCCCAGAAGAAACGTTTGATTCAGTAAACAAGGTTGTAGCAAAGAGGGGTGATTTATATGTGTCTCGTACACCAGGAGAGGACGTCGTATATCCTCGAGAAACAATGACAGGCGAGTATGTTCCCAAAAAACTACCTGCTGATCTACAAAAAGTTGCAGAAACGAATACACGTGTTCCTTCTATATTTCAACCTACAGTACCTCGTGATGCAGATGCCTACCAGATTTTAGTTCCTGTAAATGAAAAAGGAGTCACAATTGATTCTGCAAAAAATCGCGTTGAGGACAATACGATCATTGAGTGTGCGTTTGATATTGAGACGCACCAATGGAGTATTTTGCGAACACGTTATGACAAAACATATGACTATCGTGTGAGAAGAGAACCACAGTACGGCAATGACATCTCAACTGCAAATTCAATCTGGACATCCATGCATCTCCCAATCACGGAAGATATGATTAGAAAGTTTGTAAGCATCGAAATGGATTCTACATATGAAGATGATTCCTATTACAACGATAGTTTAAAACGTACATCTCGTGTATTTCAAGATGTCTACGATTATCATCGCAAGATTAAGTTTGAGCTATATAAGAAGTGTGTCAAAAAAGAAGATACTCTGCTAGAACTGGGCGTTGGACGAGCAGGTGATCTACACTATTGGAAAAAACTACAGCCATCAAAAGTTGTAGGTGTAGATATTTCTCTCGCAAACATAACATCGCCAACACAAGGATCTGCGATACGGTACATCATGGACAAACGCAAGCATCCACACGATTATTTACCGCCTTCTTTGTTTGTGGTTGGAGATATGACAGTGTACCCGTTATTTGAGCAGGAGGACAAGTATATGCCAATTTTATTAGGGAAGGAAACAGGATCCACAGACTATCTCAAGAAGTTTGAAGGACTGGATAAGTTCGACGCGATATCATGTCAGTTTGCACTACACTATGCATGCGAAACAGACGAGACGTTTACGGCATTCGCTAAAAATCTTCATAAGCACGGCAAAGATGTATTCTTTGGGACATGCTCAGACGGAAAGGCAGTCTACTCTTTGCTAGCAGGACGTAAGTCGTACTTGTTTGGGAGTGGAAAAGAAGTGTCTGGTGAATACACGAAGCAGTATGATGACAAGGAAACGTGGACTGAAGAGTTCGGTATGCCAGTAAATGTTTACTTAGAAAGTTTTGATAAACCTTCGGTAGAATATTTGGTTCCTTTTGAAAAGGTTACTCAAATTCTAGCAGATTATGGTTGGGATTTAATTGAATCAAAAATGTTCTCAGAGTTGTATGCGAGTCAAACAGGAGTTGCTTTAACCGCGGAACAACAGACATTCTGCTTTCTAAATCGCACATTCGTGTTTAAACGTAGCTCGCGTAAAGCAGAGAAAGAAGATGACACGAAGCTATCCGTCGACACTAAAGAGGCTGCGTCGGGACATGAATCCGCAGAGGTGGGAACGTCTGCAGAGTCTGCGCCCGAGGAGAAACCCAAGAAACGAAAGCTACGCAAATCTACCGAGGACACTGGACCACCTCCAGTCTTATTTCACGGAGCTGATGAGAGCAAAGGTGAATATAGGAATTTCAGCAATATGTCCGAACACAGGATTGACGTTGATGATACGACATATCCGAGCGTAGAGCATTACTTCCAAGCAATGAAAGCAAAAGAGTTTAAAGATGAGGAAGTCTTAGAGAAGATTGTCAAAGCGAAATCAGCAAAGGCTGCCAAGGCATTAGGTAAGAAAGTCAAGAAGTTCGAAAAAGAAGTTTGGGATTCTAAAAAGGATGAAATCATGCGTGTAGGAATTCGAACGAAGTTTGTCCAGCATCCTGAATTGCGTAAACAATTACTGGAAACGGGTGAACGAATGATCGGTGAAGCAGATGCGCGTAATACGTATTGGGGCATTGGAACATCGCAAACTTCGGATAAAGCGCAACACCCTGACAAATGGCGAGGACAGAATAAGATTGGCAAGATCTTGATGGATTTGCGTAAAGAGTTTCAGGAACAGATTTCAGTTTGAGCATCTCCTCCATCAAAAGGAACTCCATTTCCATCATCTCCCACAACGATTTCATAATTGGATGCAGCAATACCAGCATCCAATCCAATATTTTGATCACAGCATTCTATTACAGGCTTACAATAGCATGCAATATTTATAATTTGCTTCTTTACAGGATCATATTTTAAATTGTTAGGAGCTTTTTTACCAGCTCCTGAAACTTTATAGACCACCAACCTTCTGGATGTTACTGGCATTATTTATAGTGAATAAATAATGGCAAAGGGAAAAGGTGGAGGAATTGTAGGTCTTGGCTTAGATGTAGCGGCGATTCGAAACTCAGATGGAACTGTGTGGGGCGCAATAAAGACGAGATATACGTATAGTTTATATATAATTCTTGGCGCTCTTGTTATTGCAGGGATAGCCTATCTTGTGTTTAAAGTATTTGGCCACGTAACACCTGCAAAAGAACCATTTGAAAATGAAGTAAAAGACCGCCCAATGTTTAATTTTTAAACTGCTCGTAATATTCTGAGTAACTCAAGGGTTTCTCAGGAGCAGGTGTTGTACCAATGACTGGAGCAACGAATCGATCGAATAATTTTTGACCAATAACTTTGGATGCTTCATCTTCGGTCATTTCATTCTTGTCAATTTTGTGACGAAGTTTCAGCATTTCAAAAAACGTCGCATCAAGTTTTCCTTGAAGATGCATTTCAAAAATGTTTGGGAATGTATCATATAAAATCTTGTTTTCCTGTGAAACTTTCTCAACAAATTTCGCAGGGTTAGTATTTTTAAGCCCACGATGGCGTCTCATGCTTGTATCCATATCACGCACAAGCGCCTGTATTTGAATAGAAGTTAGAGCAGACATTTCTCTTATTTCTGCGTAATACATTAATATGACTACTTTACCGACAGGGCAAGTAATTCCAGCTGAACCTGCCATGCATATACCTGGAGGCCAAAAAATCCAAGGAAGTGCATTAGAAGCAGCTTCGGCTAAAACTCTGGCAGCAAATGCACAGATGGCATCAGCCGCAAAGTCTTTAGGCGCAGGACAAAAAGGCGGAAAAAGAATGCGTGGTGGTGCTACTCAAAATTTGATTGCGAGTCCTCCTATTATTCCCGAAGGAGGAACTATACCTGGAGTATCTGCGATGGGTAATCATTTGAAAAATGTTGATAACTTAAACGCTCTTCGATTTGGAGCAGTAGGGGATAAGCTTGGAGGTCTACAGCCCTACGATCCCATGCCTACGAAAGGTGGACGCAGAACAAAACGTCATCGTAAAGCAAAGAATGGACGCAGTCGTAAACGGACTCATAGGCGGCGGAACGGCGGCTCTTCTCATCATCGTAGGAGGAGCAGTCGCGTACTTCTCAAATCTGTGGGAAAGCGTAAGTAGTCCACGGACTGTATTTGCTTGGCTGTGTTTTCTCAGCGCATTGCAGATAGGGCAACTTGTTTTGTCAAGCTTTCTAGTATCAGCTTTTGCGGAAGCACCTTCTCAAACAGACAAAGCAGTTGTGAAATAAGTTCAGTACACTCAGACGGACTTACAACTCCTGTCAAAATAATTTTACCTGTACGAAAGACTTTTGCAGTCCAATTACTTTTACCAATGCATATCTTGACACCAGGATATACATCGGGATCATAATGTGATATAATGTCGTCGATCCTTGCGTTCTTAATATTATTGTGCAACACTTCACGAGCAATCGTGTTATTTGAAGAGAGTTTTGTCGTATAATTCATTAAAACAACACGTCGATTGATAATTTCGGGTGGACCTGTAGTATCTTTTATAGATTCTTTGCAATGAGTCCATAGGGTTTCTAGCAGGATACGAATTGATGAAGAATCGTATTTATCATCAAGAACACCTGTTAAATGAAATACGCCATTCTGGAAAATCTTGATTGTAATTTCTTTTTTAGGTAAAGTTCCATCGCCATCATTCATCATAACAATTGTAAGAGAGTTATGACAAAAGCCAGTAGAATTACTTGACAATGGTTTTTTCGAACGACGTTTGATAAGATCTCGTTTGCTCTCGCCACGCTTTACAATACCCCGTTTTTCCACTTTAATAATATGCTCATCTAAAGGAATTGAATTTGCAAGAACCGTCGTGTCAAACTTCAAGTTTGTCTTGTAAAGAACAACCATTGTTGAGAGAATTGGGCTTTCCATTCTTATTTACAGGCTCATCTGTGTAAAAGGTATCGATTTCGTTTTTCCATGAAAAGGGCAAACTTTCAACAAAATTTATTACCATTCCAACATCAAACTTTCTAAACAATTTCCGTATGCGGGTTTGATGTGTTGGATCAAGCATCCAACCAGGTTCTAAATAACCTAGAAATACAACACATGATTTATGATGGTTAACAATTGAACTCACTTCAGTCGCCAAATCAGCAGAAGGAACTCTTGATAAATCTATGAATTGTTTTTCAGTAAACATACCTTTAAATTCACACAGAAACTCTTGGTATTTCTTTAGATTTGAACATACCCACAGCATTTATGCTTAATCGTTATGAATGTTAAAAAGGGTAGGTTTGTTGATTTTTAAGTGTGCGGGTTCTTGTCCTTGTCCACCTGGAGCTTGAGGAGTTGGGCCTGAAGGTTTTACGTAACCGTGCTTGTTCTCTACATAACCCGAACGAGGACCCAAATATCCTCCAACTTTATTGTCTGAAACGTTTGGCCCTTCAGGTTCAGGAGGGCTTCGCATAAAGAACGGTTTACCAACTGCATATGGCTGATTATCCACTGCCACTTGAATACCAACACTATGTTCGTGGTTTGGATCCTCAATTCTGTGATCACAGCATTCAGTAACCATTCTGGGATGCATAGCGCTCAAACGAATCGTATTATCTTCAAACAAAGGAGTACCTGGTGAATCGACAACTCCCGAAACACTATCAGGACATTTCACAGTCTTTGTACGATCACTTGCAGACGTATAATCCCATTCAGGGCATGGTGGACACTCGTCGGGATCTACACATGGAAGTGTTTTTCTTCCTCCAGCACGATACGCTGCGTCATCGCTAATTCCTTGGCTACCACGATACACCGTAAAAACAGAAGCGTCTATATGTTTCCCAGTTGTCTTCTTGGCATATGAAACAGCGGCGTTATTAGGGACTACGCGATCTGTACCTTTCACTAAGGTTCCTACAGATCCACCATCTGTATTAAAAAATCGGGAAGACTCCATACGCTTTTTACTTATGTACAATGAAGCATCGACACTATTCTTTACATTGACTACTTTTTGCTGGGCAGCCTGCTTTGTACGGAAGTATTCCGTATAAGACATTTGTGTTTTAAAAGGATTTTATTACAGGAGATCAACATGTGTCAAGAAATGACGACGACAGCAAGGACGAATAACATTCAGTTCATCTAGAGCTTTACCTTCTGCTGTCTTTACAGTCGTAGCCGTCAAATACTCCATTTCGGTCTTTCCACTTCCTTTACGGTGTTCTTTTACTTTATCTAGGTAAGCCTGGTACTTGCCTGCAATAACATTGTTGCACGTAACACATCGAATTGGAAAGATCATTTTAGTATATATTAGTATTCTTTGTTTGTAGATTCGTTTTCTGTGAACAAAAGATAAGAATGACACCTGATGAATCTTATGCAATGGTATTGACTGCTGCATTATTATTTGTGGTAACCCAAAGACAGTTCTCTAGTTTCATACTAGAGTTATTGCTCAAACTGACACGCCCAGGAGCAACAGTTGGTTTGCTAGCTGTAATGGTATTTATTTACCATAGCGGGTTTCATTATACATTTTTGGTTATGGGATTAATTGTGGTGTTCTTGCTGAAAGACATGTGGACACAATGGCCAAATTCTGATTTGAGACGCTTAACTCTTGAAATTGGGCGCGATCAAGCTCGGTTTGATCCATCAACGAGCATTGATGTGCAAATGGCAGATGGAAAAATAAAGCATGCTCCTCCATCTATTTATGCAAAAAGTTGGTCGCCGAAACTCTTGGTGTTTCCACCGTCGGCTAAAACTTTATATGAAATGAATGGTTAACCCGAGTCTTTCCGCGGTAGGTGGCACTTACTGCAGAAGCACGTTGCTTCTGGCATGGTGTCGAGAACTTCCTTCTCCAAATACGGACGCCCTGAGCACGACCGTAAAGGACGGCCACTCGGTGGGGGTAGTTTGGTTTCAGGGTTTTCGACCAGCTCAACTGAGTTCCAGTTGATGTGTTCACCGTAGTGGTTTAAACCACACGGGTAGGCGATCAAGTTTCGGGCATTTCCTCGCATAGTGTACCTATCGGTTGCCCAGCGTTTTTCTTCGGCGCGCCATGGGAGGTATTGTACTCCAATGGGGCCTATGTCTGGCTTACCGTTCGTAAATCTCTCAATGCGTACGGTGTCTGGCCGTCGGCCGTCGTACGTAATGCAGTCCCCCTCTTTCAGGGGAAGAACAGTGCCATTTTCTTTCGTGAGAATGACGCAATCCTTGTTGTGTTCGGTAGCCCAATGAATAGACATTTCGTTGAATATAGGTAGCTATACATAAAAACAATCCATTTTCATGTTAAAAACGGACGGCTATAACATGAAACCAACAAATACCAAAATGGTAAACGGAGTCGTTATATCTGCAAATGGAACTATTGGAGACATACAAATTACATCAAAAGTAACAGATGTTCTCGAATGGATCCGTAAAAAATACAAGAATCCCGAAATTCAATTTCAAGGAAAAATTCAGGACTGTGTAAAAGATACGAATTGGCTAAGTATATTTGCAGGAACAAATGGGCCTGAAGAAAACACGAATCAGCATATACTTCCATCACCGTTTGATGAGGAAACATATACAGGTCCAATCATTATTCTTGCAACGGAATCAGACGAACAAGATCAATACGATGCCCATATTTCATCTTATACAAATTTAAAATCTGATCATTACGAAACAGTGTATCAAGAGTGGACTTTTGTAACCGAAGAAGAAGAAGATGAGATTGTCGATAATGATGAAGACGAGATTGCTATTATTGAAGATGAAGATGCAGAAGCAGAAGATGATGTCGAACCACCAAAGGAGATCGTACACATCGCGCGACCCATACAAAATCACTCTAAAAACGTGTTTGTAGATAGTGCGATTCGTGATCGTGTAACTGAAAATTTCGCAGAGTTCTTTGATAGTGAGTTATCGTGCAAGCATCTAGAAGAAGCTATTTTACACGTGGTTTGCGAGCAGGCAATTAAAGAGAACATTGAAGTTGATTGGAATAACCGTGTCTTCTGGAATATGTACAGAAGCCGCGCAATATCATTTTACGAATACTGCCGACGCAGTGATAACGAGTATCTCGTAAAACTGAAGAACAGCGAACTTACATTCCGTCAATTTGCAGAAATGAGTGCGGTAGATCTATGTCCGTCACGCTGGAAAGATTGTATTGAGAAAATTATCGAATCTGAAAAGAAGCTGTATTCTAAGAACGAAAGTGCTGCAATGTTTATGTGGTGCTCAAGTTGCAAGAAAAAGACAAAGTGCGATTATTATCAGATGCAAACGCGATCGGCAGATGAACCTATGACGACATTCGTAACGTGTTTGGAATGTGACCGTAAATGGAAGTTCTAAGTAGCTGCTATTGATGAAGAACTTCTTGTGGCCACAAGCTCAGTTCTATAAACTTCAATAGGGTCTAACCCATTTGTTATTTCTGGCTTTTTAACACCAGGTGTTGTAGTGCCAAATCGACTTTTGAAGGTCCTGATTACTGTGTCTGGTATTTGAGGACTTGTTTCCTGCAATCTGTCGCATTGATCTCGTACGACTTTCAACATATCTTTTGCGGCCATACGCTCTTCTCTTGGCAAAGCGAGCTCGATCAAAATAAATCTGTATACTTTTTGATATGTAATACCTGACAAGCGATGCGATTCTGCCCGTTTTGCCCACCCAAAAAAACTAGAAACTGTGTTGAGAACACCTACTGTTAAACTAACAACTCCAATTCCAATACTTGCAATTTTTGTGTCCGCAAATAAGATTTGTGATCCAATAGATGCCGATCCTGCCAATGTAGACATCATAATAACGGGTAGACTTATGTAGGTATTTAAACGAGAAAAGACCTTTTCAGAGTTTGAATGTAACCAACTAAAACACAAACATCTTTCACCTTCGTCTGAAATAACTCGTTCTAATTGTGGATTCCAATTAACATCTCCACCGACTTCATCCATTCTTAATATTTTATGAGGTTTAATTAATGGTGTGGATTTACGATGATCCTCCGTATACAAGTCGCGAACTAAGGGCGTACGCGTTTCTAAAGAAAAAACTTAAAGATAAGAAGTTTGTCGATAGTTTAATTAAATTATTAAGTTTAGCAGTCTATTTGAAAACTCATAAGTTTAAGACTGTAAAAGAGATCAAAGAATCAGCGTATTACGATAAGGCTAAAACAAAACCTATTTTTGACGATAAAACAGCAAAGGCTGTTTTGAAAGGATTTCATCAAAAGGGTGGTATAGACCCAGAAACAATTAAAAAGTCTAAGTACCCTTATTTGAGTGTTATGTTAAGAGGCTTTGCGCTAGAGGTTACACCAAATGCTGTACGTAAGCCAGTGAGTGAACTATTTGGTTTACTAACGGGGTCTTTTGATATGATCAAAAAATTACCATTCGCAGAGATTCTGTTAGATCTATTTCATGGAGTGGCGGAATTAGGTGTAACAACTGCGAATGATGCAGGTGAAGTAGTTGCAGGGCCTGTTGGGGCAGCAGCTGTAGCACCATTTACTGCAGTTGTAGCAGGATTGGCATCCATTGTTGCAACAGCTGAAGGTGATCTTGGTGGAGCCGTAGCCCATGTTGTGAATTGGATTCCCGCGTTCGGTATTGTTTTGAATAAAGCGATGCTTGAAATGGAGCACCTTGCTATAAAACTAAAGGATTACGAGAGGGTTTCTGGGTTTATCCCATACATGACTGAATATCATGACTTTATTAAAACTAATAAACTAAAGGAAAGACCAGATCCACCACCAGATGTCAGTAAGGAAACAACAACACCACCAGATGTCAGTAAGGGAGAACCGAAGCCTACTGAGGCAACATCAACACAAGAAGACCCACAACAAGTAACAGCGGGTGGAAAGAGACTTTCAACAAGAAAGCGTAAAGGTAGAAAATGGCAGAAGACGATGCGACGCAGAAGATCCGCGATGTACTAAAGGATTGGGTTTCTTTAGATGATCAAGAGCGTCAGCTGCGTGCACAAATCAAGGAAATCAAAGATAAGAAAACTAAAAATTCGCAAGCCATTCTAGAATTCATGCGAGATAATCAGGTTGATAACTTTGCATTGGAAGGTTCGGGTGTTGGTAATATTTCTAGGAGCGTTCGTACATCTCGCCCACCTCTAAAGCGTAATCTAATTCGTACTCAGCTTTTACTTCAGTTTGCAGATCAGCCACAGAGAGTCGCAGAAGTTTTAAGGGCAATTGAAGGAATTCCTGATGGAGCAGAAGATATGTCAGTTGGTGGAACTCAGCGTGAACTTTTGGTTCGCCGTATTCCGCGTGAGAAGAAAACTATTGTAATGTAAACTTTTTCAAAGCATCTTCTGCCGCTAATTGTTCGGCTTGTTTTTTAGTTGATGCACTTCCAATTCCAAGATGTATTCCCTTCTCGTCGGTTGCAGCCATTGTATACATGTTTGCAGCAGACGATAACATAACATATTTCGGTGTATAGTGAAACTTTGCCTGATAATACTTTTGTAATTGTTCTTTGAAGTTGCGATTGTTCATTAAAAGTTTTGGAATGTTAATATGTTTTTCAATCAAAGCAATAATGAAGGATGATATAATAAAGAAATTGTTTCCACAATCTGTCCAAAGAGCACCAATAAAGGCTTCTAGAATATCTCCTAGTTTTTTGGTGTTCGTGCGACCATTACACGCATCTTCATTATGTCGTGAAATAATATAGAATTTATCCAGTCCAATTTTTAGACTTAGAGAACCTAACATTTCATTGCAAACAATATCCTTTTTGAGATCCGTAAGAAATCCTTCATTTTCTTGTGGGAACCGTTTAAGTAAATATGTCGAAACCGTTGCTCCCAAGATGGAATCACCAAGATGTTCCAGTGTTTCATAAGACTGATCGAATAGCTCTAAGCAATTCTCGGGCTTTTGGATTAGGGTTGTTGTGTCTCCTGTTGGTGTTGTGTATTCTGTACGCTTTACATAGGATGAATGTACCATTGCTTTCTGGAAGAGGGATGCATCACGAATTGTAAAGTTACAACGATGTTCTAAAAGAATCGCTTGAATATCCCTGTTGGTAAACAAGCGATTCTTTGGGTTATAAGGATTGTAAATAATCATCATTTGTGCTTATTACGTCTCGTACGTCTATGTCGGTGTGTCCGTTTTCTTCCTCTACTTTTGCCTCCTACTCTAAGTCTTTTTGCTGAAGGTCGTTCTGCGTTTTCTTTGTCTAAAAATCCTGGGTTGACTACTTTGTTGTTAAAAAAATCAGAAACATATGATAACATAGATAGTCCTCCTTCTCCCTTTTTAATTTTTTCGTTTATACGTTCAAGTATTTTACCGAGTCTTTCAATAATTCTTGCAGTTGGATCATTTGCAACAACATAATTTTGAATAGCTTGGAATCCGCGTAGTGTAGAGTTCCCTGTTTTTAATTTTAAAATGAAATTTTGTATTCCTGAAAGATCTATTTCACACAAAGGATATCCATTGACTTTTTCTGTCGATTCTTTGATAAAAATAGAGTCTGTTTTACGGTAATTGCAATAGGGGTGTGCCCACTCATATTCTAATTTTAGAAAATCAATATCGGCTGGTTTAGAATTATCACTTGAATATAGCTCTAAGTAATAGACCGCTTGTGCAATTGGTAATACATGTTCGCATTGAGGGGTGAACGCTTGTCTTTTATCAAACCCTAAGCCGCATAACCAACAAGTTTTTCCAGTTGACGGGCCGATTGTATTATTACATTGTGTAGTTGGTCTGGAAAGTTCAAAAATCTTACGTACATTTTTACCAGCTTTTGTCCATTCGTCTACCTTAGGTTTTCCATACATAAAAATAGCTAACTCTTTTAGTTTAACCTCATCTATTTTAAAGCTCTGTTTTGGAGCAGATTCACTCAACGCAATTAGCCCTTCTACTGCGTCATCGTGTATCAGCTCGCCATCCATTACATTATTCCTCTAGAATTACTCGCGAAAACTCGTATTCTTTTCCTATGAGTGCGCGTTTACGTTCCTGAACAATATATGCATAACAGTTGGTGGCATTAGGAGTTTTTGATCCTTCAAAGTATGAAGATAGCAGAGACTCAAGCTCTTTCTTTGACAAGTTCCATGCTTTCGAATACGTTTCAGGCCTTGCAATCTTAATACAGGACCCATCATCATCAATCTTCAGTTTATCAATTGAACTGAATTGTGGTAGCTTGATAAGGTCAGACATCTCTAATTCCAATGACTTACGGGTTTCACGCATATCGTATACCTGCTTGTTCAAAACACGAATTTCATCATCTAGATCACGATACTGCTTGACACAACGCTTGAGATTTGAAATTGCTTCGCTTGACATTTTTGTATTATTCTTTTTCAGTAAATAACATATCCGTTTTCAAGATAATGGATGATGATGAGATTGAGAATCTTCGACAAGTTTACAATAAAGAAAACTCAAGTGAACCACCTATTGAAAAAGGCTCCTCGAAAAAGATTTGGAGTGACATTCGTAGACGGTTACATACCAAATGTGAAGAAGGAACCCAAGAGTGTATTTTAGCGCATATGCTCAAGAAACAAGAAGCACCTGACGAATGGGAAAAAAATCCAGAAGAGTGGTTATCTTCCCTGGACATTGATGCAGTGGAAAAAGACTTTATGCGTGTATTTAAAAAGTATTGTTATTTAGGAGCGATCCCAATTGATTTTGATAAGAAATCCAAGACGGGCACATGCATTGTAAACGCACTCTGCTCAATTAAAATTAAAGATTTATACGACAAAGGATTTAGAAAAATTGGAATTGTGTTTAATACTGATGTAAGTACGGGCCCTGGGCAACATTGGATTGCTTTATTTGCAGATATCGACCCAAAGTATGAAAACGCGCAAATAACATATTTCGATTCCTATTCAAGATTTCCAGAAAAAGAGATACAACGTCTTATGTTTCGATGGAAGGAACAATTAGATTCCATGGGAATTTTTGATAAACCAACTGAATTGTTTTACAATAAAACATTACATCAATATGAGGATTCAGAGTGTGGTATGTACTGTTTGTATTTCCATTACTGCTGCCTTGCAGGAATTTCAATGGAAGAACGCGTACCTGATAAAGTTGTAAGAAGTTTTCGTCGGGCGTTATATAAGTAAATGGACTGGATCCAAGAAAATATCCCGCCATATGTCCAATATGGTGTATTAGCAGTTATAATAGGACTAATTGCTTGGGGATTGTACACCATGTTAGTTCCAGATGGTACAAAATCTTTGGCGAAAGCAAAACCTATTTTTTCAACATATTCAACTGTGACAAAACTAGCACCATTAGGATGTCCTCAACCAAAAGAATATCGGTTGTGTGATTTCTATGCTGCATCTTCTTCATATTCAGTATTTCCTGGCGCTGAAGTGTATGACTATGTAAGTGATTCTGTCCTGCCATTGGCGATTAAAGCAGGAGTGCGGTTAGTTGAACTTGATATTTACTCAGATGTAAACGATCAACCTGTCGTTGGACTCAAAAATCAAAAATTAGGAGTTGATTACGCATACAATACAGTTTCATTAGACGCCTGCTGTGTATCAATTGCCAACAATGCGTTTAACAGTATTAGTTCGCCTGTATCAAGTGATCCATTTATTTTGAGTTTGGTTTTCCACACTGATAAAACCAAGACGATTAATGCAGCTGCTGAAATCTTGAAGACGACATGTAGAGCACAGATGTTAGGACCCGAATATAGTTATTCTCGAAAGAATCTTGCTATTGAACCCGTATGCAACTTACAAAGCAAATTGATTATTGTTTCAGGTGGTGGAGGTATTAAAGGTACGCTCATGGAAGAATTAATCAACTTATCATGGTCAACATCTCACCTAAGAAGAATGACGTATACGCAAGCATCACAGCCACACGATCACGATGAACTGGTAGATTATAACCGTAATAACATCACGATGGTTGTGCCAGACATTGGTGAAGATTTAGTAAACAGCAATCCTCAAATTTTGTTTACGTTTGGATGTCAGTGGAATATGATGAACTATGGGTCAATTGATAACATGATGGAATTGTATATTGGAGAATTTCAAGAAAACAGTATGGTTCTAAAACCTGCTGCGCTTCGACCTCTCGTACCCAAAAAATACACAAAACCTCAACTCCCTGATCCCGCAGTTTCTTACCAACCCATGCAACACACAACACCAATTTATAGTGCTAAGATCTAAACTTAAATTCTTTACGTTAAAACAAAATGGAAGGAGATATGAAGCCCAAACCAGCAGCACCAGGAGGAGGAAAACGCGGAGGACCTTGGTTAGCGCATGTAAAAAGAACAATGAAGGCTGAGGCTGGTAAAAAGAAGTCCATGGGAAAGAAATGGTTTGGATATGTGCTAAAGTCGGCCAAGAAGTCGTATCACAAGAAGAAGCGCGGTGGTGTGGTGGACCCTCCTGGTACTGGCAGTCAGTCAAGCAGCGAAGAAGATAAGACTCCTCCTCCTCCTCCTCCCGAGGATGCTGAGGAAGGTGCTGAGGAAGGTGGTCGTCGTCGCCGAGGATCGAAGAAGACTCGTCGTCACCGCCGATAAATACATTATATAAATATAATGAACGCCGTTACAGCAACAACTAAGGCGGTTAAGAAAGATAGAGTAGCCAATGAACTTTATGATCTTCGTAGAAGGAGTGTAAGTAATCCACCTGAGATGATGCCACCAGTCGCATTTGGTATCCCAACAACAGGAAAAGGTCGTCATCGTCGTCGCCGAGGATCGAAGAAGACTCGTCGTCGCAAGCGATCATAAAAAAATGATTATGTGTAACATATAAAGACAAATGGGTGGCGGATTATTACAACTCGTTGCTTATGGCGCACAAGATGCATATCTGTCTGGTAATCCTCAAATCACTTTCTGGCGAGGACTGTTTAAGCGCCACACGAATTTCGCAATGGAGCCTTTTCGCGTGAACATGACTGGTCAGGCCGCATGGGGAACCAAACATGCCGCTATCCTAACCCGCTATGCCGATCTAGTGTCCTCAGGCTACATTGAGGTGGAGTTGGCAGCTGAAGCTGGTAATACGCTAGTTTACGATGGGTATGGTCGCGCAGGAGGCTTCAATCTTCTTGAGTATGTTGAACTCGATATTGGTGGTCAAATCATTGATCGTCAGTATGGCGAGTACATGTATTTATGGAGCACCCTTGCTTATCCTGTAGATGCCCGTAATAAGATGGACAGAATGACTAAAACAGACCTAAGTACTAACGCATCATGTGGTCCTTCTGGTCGTCCTTTCCGCAGAAACTTGACATATATTCCTCTTATGTTTTTCTTCTGCCGTAATCCTGGTGCCGCTCTTCCCTTGATCGCCTTACAGTACCATGAAGTAAAAATCAATATTCTGTGGAATAAAGTGAAAAATATTTACCGTAATCCTACAGGAGCCACTGTTTCAAGTGGTCCTGCTCAGGCCAACTTAGTTCTGGATTATATTTACTTAGATGTTGAGGAGAGACGCAGAATGGCCCAAGAGTCGCACGAGTACCTGATTGAACAGACACAGTTCAATGAAGATAAAGGTTTGACATCTGCCCAGAATCGTGTTGACTTAACGTTTAACCACCCTGTAAAAGAGCTGATTTGGGTAACACAGTATTCGTGGCGCAAGAATTGTACTATTACTCCACCAGGTGGCTTTTCAATTTCTCCACTGACATACGATGATCTTATCTATGATTGTGCTTTACAGCTCAACGGTCAAGATCGTATGCAGTCTCTACCTGGAGATTATTTTGCAGTTGTTCAGCCATTTCAGCACCATTCGGGAACTTCGTTTATTGATGGTGGCATTTCCGTAGTAAGTGGAGTTGCTACTGATGAAAATGCAGGAGGTGGTGCTTGGAATCCTTATCCAGGTGGAGCTACCACACAACCTGTAAACGGTGGTGTATACATGTATTCGTTTGCAATCAAGCCCGAAGAGCACCAGCCTTCTGGAACATGTAACTTTTCGAGAATTGATACGGCTACTTTAGTGTTCAGTATTGACGGTGTTAAGAAGATTGGTCTTGAAGATCAGGAGAACGCAGATATCCGCGTATATGCAATCAACTACAACATTTTGAGAATCATGAGTGGTATGGGTGGTCTAGCGTACAGCAACTAAATAAAAAATATACAAACTTGTGTTGAAATATTTCAACCATAGTTTGATAGTATTTTAAACGCCATAGTAAGTCACCTCCTGCTGCTCAGAAAGCATGCTGGATACGACTTGAATGAACTCGGTCTGTGGGCTGTCGGCCGATCGAATTGTCTCCTTCAGCGCTTCAATATTCCACTCAGGGTGGAACTTGCCCAACTTCTGCTGGAGACGATCGAGAAAACTCAATCCTCCGTCATAATCGGGCTTTTCGTGACAAAACCTGAAATCAATGATCAACAGGTCTTTCCACGTTGGGTTAACGAGGTTGTCAAAGAAGATCTCAAAGTCGCCGTTGGTCAGCTGGTAGCTGTCAGGAACATATGCCATTGTAGCTTTGATGTTCTATACCAAATAACACAATCAATCCGTTTTTCACCAATCCATTTCTAGGTCTGCAAGTTGTACACCACCTTGTTCTGCATCTTTTTGGTTTTCTGCTTCTACGCGCGCATTCGCTGCTGCCAAATCTGCTGCAAAGACAGTCAAATCTTCTTCAGTTCCTTCAGGCAGTTTCGTTTCATCTACCAAGATATCAACAAATCCTGTTCCGCAAGGTGGTTTTTGACCAAACATGATATTCGCAGAAACGCCTTTCATATTATCAAAATCTGACGACAATGCTGCATTAAATAAGATTTTCGAAGTCTCTTCAAACGAAGACTTAGCAAGTACACCTGCTTCACCTTTATTCATTCCAAATCTGTTTGCTTCCATAATTCGGCCTAAAGAAGTCATAGTGTCCACCAATGTAATCATGTGATGATAATTCACGGCTTCACCACCTGACTTAAATACTTCCATGAATTCTTCGAACAATGAAATGCGTGCTGCCTCAATTCCAAACACTTCCAAAATTTCATGAACATCATTGGACCAATTACGCAATGGATCAACGCCTGGAACAGTTGCTAGATCTAACAAGTTTGTACCTTCTGCATCAAGTACATACTGCTTTTGAGGCGTGTATCCTCCAACTTTCTCGTCGTAAATCAGTTCATCGCCAACCTCACGAACATACACACGCCCAATTCCTTCAACACCTCGCAAAACAGTATCCAACAGTTTATCTTCAATAAACCGCAAAGTCATTGCATTTTTTACAGTGTCAGCACCAAACACGATTCGCAATACCATTTTATCAGGAGTATTGGTATCTGTGTGCACACAACTAAAGATTCGCAGAACCTTATTGTTTTCAATCTTTGCTTGAATGAGCGTCATATCAATCATTTGACGAGCCGCCATTTCCATCGTATCAAGTTCGAGTCGCATAATCCATGGCGATACACATGTGGTTCCTTGCGTGACAGAGAACTTCTCGTATGTCAACAAAATATCACGATCTTCTTGTACTGCGCTATTTGAAGATAACGGGTTAGGATCATGGTAAATACGCACAGACTTGGTAATGTCGCGCAAAGTTGTCTTTTGAATATCTTTCATCTTTGAAATTGCCGCCACCTGCGATACTGCAATCGACGATTCTAGATAAATTATATTTGCTGGATTTTTAGGATTTGATGATGCTCCAAGAAGTTCAACGATTCGTGGCACGCCTGCAGTAGCATTTGCCTTTGCAGTACCCGCAGAATGGAAAGTGTTCAACGTAAGCTGGGTAGTAGGTTCACCAATGGACTGTGCAGCAAGAGTACCAACCATCTCACCTGGATGTACTCGGCTCTTCACATAACGGTAACGAATGTCTGTGAGAAGTTCGTCAAACATTTCCTTGCTCAGTCGCAGATTGATAATTGATTTCTTTGGTGCCAAATAGAATCGCATCAAGATATGAAATAGTTTATTGTGAGAAATCCATGACTGCTCGGAAAACTTCTGGAGTTCTTGTACTACATAGTCAGGTGTTAATGAAGTTTTTGTGGCGAAAGGATTGTTGTATTTTTCCATCATGCGTTTTAGAGGAACAGGACACATAACAGAAGAACCCTTTTTGAAACGAAATACATCCTTTACAAGAACTTCACGATCCAACAACAATTGTTCAACAAGATCAGGTGGGTTTTCACTTATTTCACCTTTCACAACAGCTTCAAATTCATCTTTTGTTGCAGCAAATTCTTTATAAAGCTGTTCCATTGACATCACCGCTAATTCAATAGGTTGATTCTCACTGCAAATACTGTCAATGCCATCACCGCCATAATGATGCTGAAATATAGAGCCGTTTACATTACGAACTGTACCATCATACTCAACATGCAAATCCTCCATAGTTTTCACAAGACGGCGCTGAATGTATCCAGAATCAGACGTTTTCACGGCAGTATCAATAAGACCTTCACGACCACCCATTGCATGAAAGAAGAACTCGGCAGGTCTCAATCCACTAATAAACGAGTTCTCAACGAAACCACGCGATTCCATACCATCGTCAAATTTTGTGAAATGAGGCAATGTACGATCTTGTAAGGTATACTGGATACGCTTACCTGCTACTTGCTGCTGTGCAAGCAACCCAAGCATCTGCGTAATGTTCAAAGAAGATCCTTTGGCGCCTGAATTTACCATTTGAACCATGCGGTTTGTATTTGGAAGACTTTTCATGGACTCATCGCCAATAGAGGACGCAACAGCTTTCAAAGCATTCAAGATCTGGTTTTCGAGTTCTTCGCCATCAGGACGTCCACTACCATTCAAGAATTTTCCAGCGTGAACGTCTGACAAGATATCGGATACTTTCTGTCGCCCTTCTGCAAGTGTTTTCTTAATAATATCATCAGTCTCTTTGTTGGTAGTAAGGTCAGATGGCCCTACTGAAAATCCAGTAAACAGATTGTATTTAGTAACAATGTTTTGAATGTCGTTAATAAACTGGCCTGCGCGTTTAGGACCAAAGTCAGAATAAATCATGTGTACAAGTCCTTCAGTAGTTGATGCAAATGCTCCTTTGTTTAGAATACCATGAACGAGCTTGCCATTTTTTACTAGAACTTTCCCAGAAAAGTCAATAGCAGGAAGCGTGCTTGAAATGATATCCTGGCCAGAAAGCGGTTTATTTTGACGAATGTAGGTAGATAACGGTTTCTTCATGCGAGCAAGAATGTTCATGGCAATATGTTCGGGCACTAGAACTTCGGGCTGAGACAATCGATAAATACCTGTTTGCGTATCCTGGAACACACTGATAATAGCTGAATTTGTACGTGGTGAAACAATCTGTCGAAGAATACTTGCAAGATACTTGAGCTCAGACGCAGATGCGATACTTTGAGGGACATGCATGTTCATTTCATCGCCGTCAAAATCAGCATTATACGGTTTTGTGGCAGATACGTTGAGGCGAAATGTCGAATAAGGCAGTACGCGAATGCGGTGACACATAGCGGATCCTTTATGCAGAGAAGGCTGCCGATTAAAGAGAACAACATCTCCATCAATTAGGTGACGGTGTACGATATCTCCATCCTTCAAGTCAATCATTTCGGGATTCACATACTTGAGAGATACTGGACGCTGATCATCTTTTAGATATACAGATTTTGCTCCTGGATATTTTGCATGACCATTTCGAATGTAGGACATCAGTCGATCACGATTATACACCGTAACTGTTTCTGGGAATGTCAAGTTCATTGCGATTTCTTCGGGTACACCAAGCTCATCCACATCAATATTGGAATCAGGAGTAATAACTGATCGTGCAGAGAAATCGACACGTTTACCCATTAAGTTACCGCGAACACGGCCAGTCTTTGCGCCCAATCGCGATTTCAATGTCTTTAAAGGGCGACCAGAACGCTGTGCAGCAGGAGGTAATCCTTTAATGTCATTATCGACATATGTCGCAACATCAAACTGGACGATATCGGTATACTTATCAATAACAGCTGACGAGTCTCCTTTATCAATCTTGTCGCGCAAACGTTGGTTATTACGAACAATATCAATCAGTTTATGCGTCAAATCATCTTCCATACGTTGATTATCATCCATGACTACAGATGGACGTACTGTCAAAGGAGGGACTGCCAAGACAGTACAAATCATCCATGAAGGTCGAGTAAACTTAGAATTGAACCCCAGCAAATCGATGTGGCGATCGGTCATGCGCTGGAAACACCGCAGTACCATTTCGGGCTGAATTGGAATCTTGTCGGCTTCTTCGTCATATGTAACACCTTCTAGTGTAGCGACTGTATTCTCGGCCTTCTCTGCTTTTTTAAGCAAAGGAGATTCACAGTGTGGACACGCAGAACTAGCCTTAAGATTTTTGGTTTTGTAAATAGCTGTACGTTCACGAACGGCATTGAATCGATCCAATCCCGTATGTCTTTTCTCAATGATTTCAAGCTCTTCATCTGGCAGATAAGGGTTGGAACATGTCAAACATACATTCTGTAGAATTTTCTGGACAGTATCAAGGAATTGATAGAGGTATACAGGTCGTGCTAAAGAAATATGCCCGAAATGACCAGGACACAACAGATTTGTTTGTTTGCATGTAGGGCATACTTTACCATTCTCAATCACTCCAAAACGCGAATCGAAAACTCCGCCTGGAACAGGAAGTTGAGCTTGATATGTTTTGTCAGTAATTACTTCAACGACACTCCTGGACAGAATGTCTTCAGGGTTGGCAATTCCAAATTGTACTCCGATAATTGTGTCTCCCATTCTTGTTATTATAAAGGATGTCTTTAGATCGTTCCATTTTTCACCTACTAGCAAGCTAAATACTTCTACTATAATAAATGGATTACCTACTCGTCTTGAAAAACGGGATTGGCAATAAGATATTCATGCTGATCAATATCTTGCATAAATATCCCAAATCAAACTTATTTGTTGTTGAACAACAATCTCATCATAAAGAAGGTAAACTTACCGACTTGTTTCCTCTATTAAAAAATGTAGTTAAATTCATTAGTTGGAAAGAATATGACCGTTTGAAACCTGAAATTCCAGAACTAGAAGTCTCAGATAGTATGTATTTCAGTACAAGTGGATTCATATCACCCATAAAAAAACATTTTAAAGTTGATGAGAAATATGATCGTTTAAAAGAAAAATATGATTTCACAAAAGGTATTTTTGTTCACTTTCGATTAGGTGATAAATTCCAGAGTAACCTGCAAGAACTTAAGAAATCAAGACCTATTCGATATGTAGTTATGAAACCTGAATATTATTTAGATCATATTTCTTCCCTTTTAGAGAAGAAAGATGGTCCCGTCTACATTTTTTCTGATGATCCTGAATTGGCCAAATGTTTATTAGGAAACGATTTTGAATATCCCGATGAAGATGTCAATGAAACTTTTTATTGCTTTCGAAATGCAAAGCGAGTAATCATTTCAGATTCGACATTAAGTATTGCTGCTGTTTTATTAGGATCTAAAAAGAAAGATTTTGTTTCTCCTGATTTTTTATATATGCCTCCTTCTTACAAACTTGTAAAATCTCCTTATTTTTCTGGCGGTGAATCAGACCCAAAATATCTATTGAGAACTTTAGAGGAATATAAAGACATAATTAAGAAATGTAAATAAAACGGATTCATTCATTATTAGGCAGTATAATAGCCTCTTGCTTGGTTATATTTACAGTACTCACAATGGACAAGCTGTCCGCCGCAAAATTTATACGGTGGTGGAACTCATTAGCACGCTGTTACAAGTGTGGAATAAAAGTGTTTTATCGCCCCAACATGTGCTCGGATTGCTATGAGAACAAATACAGACCCGATGACGACTAGTTACACCAAGCTTATTTAAGGTCAAAATTGACTTTTTCATCTGCATTCCAATCTCTCAAATCTTTGGATTTTTTCTTCAATACCAAAATGCTTTTGCACGATTTACAAATCTCTATGACATGTGGATATGCTCGGGTAACATATTTTGATACAGCATTAATAGCTCGCATACGTTTATCGTCAACAATAAGAACTCCACCTACTTTCAACATTTCCAGGCAATAGAAGATATCAATTAGCGTATAATCAAACAAGTGCCACCCGTCGATCAATGCAACGTCTAACCATTCACCTTTCTGCTTTCTAAATAATTCAGGTAACGCAAGAATAGACGTTTCCTCAATTAATTTATAATTTTTTCCTTTAAGAAATCCAACTCGTTTCAAATTTTCATTACCAATATTATCCCAATGTCCTTCACCTACACCTGATTGATTTGGATCAATTATATAATGTGAAATTCCTGTATTTTTCATACGTTGATGATGTTCTGCAAATACAAGCGCTGAAGAACCATACGCAAAACCAACTTCCAACGTTTTGGATGCTTTGGTATCTCTTAAATGTTTACGCAATTCATCATGTTCATTCTCACGCGTATGAGCTTTTAATCTGTAATATGTTCCATCTTTTGAAAATATCGCAGCATATTTCAACATAGTATTCAGATAGTTTCGAGTATATTCGGGATCTTTTTCAGGATTTTTTGATTTGGTAATGAATGTTTTAATTTCTTTTTGCTTTTCTTCACCCAAAGTGTCGTACCACATCTTATTTAATCTCTACAGTAAGTTTCGAAATATTTCCAACTGTTTTTTCTTCTAAGAGTTTCCATTTAGTATTTGTTAATCCTGATCTCCCATTATCTGCTTTTAAATCTTCCCATTTTGTCATGTTCTTTGCATCTGGAATCTTTCGCGTGTCTGTGTGTTCCAATACTTTAAATCCTGTTGAAATGGGTGGTTTAATAATATTTATCTTATGTTTCTTCAATCTTCTATACATTGCGTCATCTTCACCACCCCATCCCCAAAAATTATTTGGAAATCCATTGATTTTCTTAGCGTCTTTTAGAGAAATCGATAAAACTTGTCCAATAAATGTATCATTTGAATATTTGCCTTTATACGCCACTCCTATATGAATAGGTTCTTCTGGGAATGTCTCGTAATACTTTGTAAGAGGACTCAAAGGAATCAAATCAACATCATGGTAAATAATGTATTCTGCACCTTTTTTCTCTGCATACTTTGTTCCAATATTCAAAAGAGCGCCACGATTGAACTTTTTACCATCGTTTGATTGTTCTATGATTAAAACAGTCCAATCAGGATGATATCGTACAATATGTGACACAAACTTTTTCAATTGTTCACCTCTTCCTTGCTCTACTTGTTCACGAAAGGGAACTAATATTGTAGGCAACATTTCCTTATTCTAAAGTAAGGATGAAAAAGCTTCATAATTATCAAGAAGCTTTTGAATATTTGAAACCGTATGTTTCCAATAAAGCTTTAAAAGAACCATGGAGTTTTTCAGAAAAATCTTTAGAAAATACTTTAAAGTATATAATTGATTTATCGTATAATTGTTATATTTTGATTGGACAAACAAAAGAATTATTGAAATTTGAATTTTTCAAAACAGCTCCTTTACTTAAAAAACATCTAACGCAAAAGAATTCTCTTTCTGCTTCTAAAAAGAAAACGTTAAAAAACAAGCAATGGCGTATTATGCAGTGTGTTTTGAAAACATTTGGAAAAACAGAAGATGTTTTATTTCCTAGATTTATTGATTCCGTAAAAGTTCCAATAGGACTCTTTGTGTTATCTTTAACAGATTCACAGCTTTTGAGAAAGGATTTTAAAACTCCTTGGTTTGAAACTCCTACAAATTTCACACCGCCTTTCTTACCTATATTCTCTTATTCTGGCCATCAAGATTTCTATGATATTCCAATTCCTGATCGTGATGATATTAAATTTTTAGAGAAACCATTTGAAGTAACACAGGTAGAATGGGAAACTAAAAAGCCTATTGCAGTATTTCGTGGTGGCATAACAGGATGTGGAACTTCACAGAAAACAAACCAACGTATTCACTTAGCTACTTTAAAATCAGATTTATTGGATGTAGGAATCGTTGAAACATCTTCTAAGAATTTACGATTTGATAAAATAGAAGGATTAGCAGAAGTAAAAACATCGGTAAAGAAAGTTCCCAAGCTAGCGATGTTTACAGAACAAATTAAATACAAATTTATTTTTCATGTTGACGGCAATGTTCTTGCATACCGTTTGTTAACTTCTTTCTTAACTGGTTCCCTGATTTTGAGAGTAAAAAGTCCTTATGTACATTGGTTAGATGATAAATTCAAAGATGGAAAACATTACATTTCTATTGCAGAAGATCTATCGGATGTTCAAGAAAAAGTCGAGTGGTGTTTGAAACATGATAAAAAGTGTAAGAAAATAGCAGAGAATGGCCGTACATTAGCTTTGAAGTGTTTAAATAAAGATTTCATTACGAAATCATTCGCGAATCTTTTGAGTCTGTAAAAGAGTTTCTAACCAGAATTCATCATCTTGTAAAATTTCACTTACGAGATCAGGTGGATATTCGGTTGCTAGTTTCGCAGACCATTGTTCAAATTCAGGACCCATTCGATTCTTGAATTTACCTTTCTCCTTGATTTTTGCTGTACGCAATTCTCGAAATACTTGATGGCAAAATAATTGTGTTAGGTGTGAATTATCACTTTCATCTTTAAAATTCAATACTAAGTTGTGCCATTTCTCCATTACTTTGTTGTTATAAAAATAACATGAGACTCAAGACGATTCGAAGATCCCATAAAAAAGAAAAGAAATGGGATGCTGTTTTTGATAAAGATGGTAAAGAGAAAGTAGTGCCATTTGGGGCGTTTGGCATGAGCGATTTTACAAAGCATAAAGATACTCGCAGAAGAGGCTTGTATTTGAAGCGCCATTCTGGAATGGGTGAACATTGGCAGAAACCCGATACTCCTGGTGCTTTGAGTAGATGGATTTTGTGGAACAAACCATCGTTTCGAGCGTCTGTAAAAGACTTCAAAAAACGATTCAAGTTATAAACACATTTACATGGCGGTTACCAAGTAGAATTAGTGACGTGTCCGAGGGGTTAAGGAGACAGGCTTAAGATCTGTTGCAGCAATGCTCATGGGTTCAAATCCCATCGTCACTACTCCACACCAATAATTTAGTGGTAGAATAAGAGTTTTCCAAACTCTCAGCACGGGTTCGATTCCCGTTTGGTGTATACCGACCCTTTAGCTTAGTGGATAGAGCACCCGCCTTCTAAGCGGGAGGTCCTGGGTTCAAGTCCCAGAAGGGTTATCTAATAATGTAAAACGTATTTAATATCTATAAGCCTACTACAATCAAAAAATGTTCAACTTCTTTCGACAAACAGTAAAGATGTTAGGCCGATGGACTTTGTCAAGCGAGAAGCATACTCGCATGAAGGCACATTGGGGAAACATTGATAACTGTTATACATCGAAGTTATACTAACGGAATCACTTTTGTCAGGAAATCTTTCCACGAAAGTGATTTTTGACTTTCAAAATACATCCTTGCAATTCGATTGAAGGATTGAATATAAAAAAAGGCGGTAGCTCCAATAACGAAAGGATACCATGGTTCCATTGTATTAAAACGAATTTAGTATTACAATATACAAACGTAGTAAAGATGGACCCTCCAAAAACTCGCAAGGAATCAAAGAAGGACCCGAAAGAAAAAGCCAAAGGAAAGACTATATATTCAGCAAAACACGTTCGTCAAGTTGAAAATCTTAAGAAAAAGTAGTTCGTTGAGTCAATCGTCTAGCGCCACCCTTTGATTTTCTACACGTCTTACCTTTTTTGCATTTACTTTTGAATTTTTCTACTTCTTTTATGGATACACCTGCAAACCCATACATCCATTCAGGATACTTTGAAAACGTAGGTGGATTTTCTTTATAAAATTTATCAAATAAAGGATACGCTTCTGCTAAATGTTTCAAGAATTTCTTTTGTATTCCTAATTTTCTCGGGGTGTTTACAGCTACACACATCAAAAAAACTTGTCCTACTTTCTCATCTAATGTTCTTGATTTATATCTTTTTTTGATTTCTTCAAAGGATGGATCTGGACCAGGATCCACAACTTTAGGATCTTTTGCACATTGTGTTCTCAATTTATCATTGACTTTATTATGTATGTCATATAGCCATTTCGCAGGATTATGAGGATCATACGGCAATTCTTTCACATACTGTCTTGTTGAATTTCGGCAGAATTTACATGGCAATACTTCTGCCATATTTTTCAGTAAGTTATGTGGATTTCTAGAATGAAACGCAACACGATGAAACAAATCCCAGCCCGAAGGGCCCCAGTAACGGGTATCTATTCCCATTCCTAATACTCATTACTGTGAAAAAGTTATAGTCCCTTTACTATAAATGGACAGTTCTACATCGGTACTCACGATCGCAGTTGGAATGTATGTTGGGTTATCCTTGATGGGATTTTTTATGGCTCTCACACGTGATCTTGTAACGCCAGTTGTTGCCTCTTTGTTTCCAGGCGTACAGGCCTCAGTTGATAGTTACGTTATCACAATCGGCTCTGTAAAACTCAAGGTTGGTGACGCAATCGCATCTACAATTAACTTGCTCATTGTATGGTTCGTTGTATCCTCCACACTTCCTTTCCTAAAAACGTTTGCTCCAATTGGTGGTCGTCGTTAAATTCTAATAGTTAAACAATAAAGATGCAAGCTCCACCTGCAACTCCTGGAATTTTTGATACTCTCAAAGGTCATATTGCGAATGCCGCACAAAGCGCACACGCCGCAGTTACGGGTGCTGTTAACCCACCACCTATTGTGAGGACAGATGGTGGAGCAGCAAAGGCATTGGCCGCACCAATCGACGCAAGAGGAGGTGGTTATACGATAACAGGTGCTCGTCTGAGGAGAAAAAGCCGACGTGGCAAGAAGATGCGTAAAACGAGACGCCGTAAATCTCGCCGTTAATTCTCAATCTTAAATCCTGTCCATCCGCCTTTCTTATAGGTTCCAAACTGAAGAACAACGCGTTTCTCCATATCGGTTGGCGACAAGCGAACATCGTTGTCCGACATCCATTGCCGAAACGCTCGTTTCAGGGTAGTTTTATCTACAGGTATAATTTCATCACCTTCTTTGATTAGCAGTAATTTATCTGCAATGAATTTGGCAATACCGTCATTATCATTGCGGTACTCAGACGTATACTCCATGACTTTATCAGGTGCAGGAAGTTTACGCAATCCTTTACCATCTTTCAAAATCCATACCAAATAATTCAGGAAGGGTGTTGCCCACTCTTTTGATTGTACGAGAAACTGGATTGATTCATCCATGGGAAACTCGTTGGGTTCCATAGGTTTCGGTACAAACTTTGATGTGAAGTTAATTACGACAAGTCGTCGCCATGTGCCTCCATCTGTGGTGTTGATTTTCGGTTTATCATTGCAAGCCAAATGGAACTTTGCTTGTACTTCAAACTCCGTGCCTGACTTGAATAAATCACGAGCATACATTTTTTCGCCAGAGGTGATTTCTTTCATCAATCCAGTATTCAAAGCAATTGATTCATCAGGTTCCTGCATAGTGACAAATCTGCGCCCCTTCAAACGAATGACTTCTGGAGCTGCATTCCCTGATCCTTTACGTTTCTGCGTAAACAAGGAGATAGGAACTGTACACGCATAATCTCCCAAAGCAGTTGAAGTCAAATTCATGATCATTGATTTACCGTTTGAACCAGATCCTGTCATAATGTGAAATTTCTGGGCTGTATTTCCGCCCACCAAGTTTGTAGCAAGATGTTTCGTGAAATACTCGCGTACTTCTGCATCAGGAAGAACTTGTTTCATAAACGCATCCACTTTTGGCCATGCTTCATAATCGTAATAGTTCTTTTCAGGATCATAATCAATCCCTGTAGTGAATGATAAGTAATCTTCTGGTTTGCCATCACGAAACTTAAAGTCATCGTGCAATTCCAGAATACCGTTATTGAATGCAATCAAATCTTTATTTGAATCAATTTTTTTAGTGAAATTCTCATCGAAGAATAGTTCGCGACATTCTTTCATGACGTTATCTTTGAATCGTGTCGTTTTGAGTTTCGTATAAATTTGATTGAGACCTGTACGTTTCTTTTCCATCTCACAATATTCACAGAATCCGCAGTCGCCCTTAGCTTCTGTCGAACATGTTGTAAGACCACGATTTGCCATATCATTTCCAATAACCTGCATTTTCGAAAAGAATACGCCTGCAATTTGTTTGGATAGTTTGAGCTGCAAATCTACTCCACGATCTGTCTCTTTCCAAATATGACCAGCCCAACGATACCATACGTTCTTCCCGAAATCACAGCAAATATAATGATCACGAAACTTTGCATGGATTACACATGCAACATCATGTTCGGTACTTGAACATGCCATCATAACAAGCCGATCTACATTGGTTGACTCAATACGATCGTACTCTTCACGGTCGTCTTCGCGGGACCAATAACGCAGAGTACCTTCGCCTAAACGATCACCATCATTACGAAAGGTTAGAGAATTCCATTTCATAATACACTCAGACTCGTTGTATTTCCGCTCATCCTGCGATGAGAAATCAAGAAATACGTCCAATAAATCAGGATGGATATTGTGTAAGCAAATACCTACTTGTACCCAGCTGTTATAGTCAGTGAAACGCTCGGTTTTTAAGTTCATAACATGATCTTTCAAATACTCCTTGCGTTCAGCATCCAATGGTTGCAGAATAATACGGCCACTTGGAGAAGAAGAACGTGATCCTGCTTTTTCTCCGCGAGTTGTAGGACGGCCGCGTTTCGGCAATACAGCTGCTCCACCCGAAATACGAACATCTTCGTCTGCTTTCGACAGTCCCGCATAAATCTTTTTACCCTCATCTGTCATTTGAATCTCTGCTGAGTCATCACGTACTAACGAAAGAGTTTTCATAACAGAAACAGAAATCACAGGAATATTTTCAATCATCTTCAAAGATTTCTTTTTGGAGTCATATTGCAGGATATAAGATGTTAGGTAAGGTAGAGAATTAGGGTCATTTTTGCGTGAGCCATAAATAGTCCATGGAACGGATCTATTTACAACACCTTCATCATAAATCTTTTCCCATGTTTCGGTGAGTGGCAAACTCTCAAAATACTGACCCATATTTTTTAGTAAATTGCGGCGTACACGTTGCTCTACGAACTTATGGCTACAAACTTCAGGAACTACAATATGAATACCTGACTTCATTCTATTCTTCTTTGAATCCAATGTTGGTTTACGCTTTTCCATGATATACAAGTCTGTTAGCAAAGGAACATCTAGATAAGTAGAAATTTCATTCATGTATGCCTCGCAGAATCGCATCACTTGGTCGCGTGTATGCAGGTGTTTTGTTACATCATTGCCGTAAATGAAATCGAAATCAACTCGCAAAGGACCAATATCAGACGACTTCTCGGTAAGATACTGTTTCTCTTGATTGATGATTTCTTCTACGTAAAGACCGTAGAATTGATCTTTGTGTTCATCTGGAATGAAATACTTACCGCCTTTCAGGGACGTATGTGTCCATAACCCATCCGCTTTGTGGTTATCCAGGAATTGCTGTAGACTTAGATTTTGTGACATCCGTGTTGTTTTAAGAGATAATTAAGTCGAGGAATTGTCCGTTTTAGATGAAAGATAAAAATGGATTTTATGTATGATATATTTATAGTTACTATATTTGATGAGAATGATACTTACATTTCTACAAAAACTAAAGATATATCCTAGTCTACTTGAAAAAGAGTGTCCAGAAATTGTAAAATTTCTTCATAGTCTTACTGGAAAAAATGGGCAAGGAAGTGGAAATATGCCGACAAATCAAGAATCGTGTTTTGCGGATGAGGCGCAAAAACATGGATTTAAATTTGAAGAACCTATTGTCGATGGATGCTATATCAAATACCAACCTTACGGAACTCAACGTAGTATTGATTTTATTCTAACAGAAGTATTGGATGGCGTAACAAAATCCATAAAATTTGATTTAAAACACACAAATACTAAAACCTTTTATTGGAATGATGGATGGTTTGAAGATGATGTTATTTATATTATAAATTACAGTGTTAAAAAAACAAATCGGCTTTATATTGGGTATGGTGATGAAACTCCCATTGAGGAAGACAAGATATCAATGGCAGAAATGATTACTCTAAAAAAGAAATTGAATTCTGAAACTAAAAAGAGCGGATTCCTTAAGAAGTATATGAGATTTGCGAATCAATATTCTTGCGATCAATTTACGGATGAATTTACGAAAGAGAAGTTCGAATCTATTGAGAAGCGTTTAGCATAGATGTGGCTACCAACTCAATTAATTTAGCAGGAACTGCGTTACCAATTTGCTTTACAATAGATGTTTCGTTCCCACAAAATTCATGATTGGCAGGAAATCCTTGAATTTGTGCCAGTTCCTTTTTCGTTAGACAACGAATATACAGCTTTTGATCAGTATTTTTTACACATACATATAGCCTTGGTTGGAAACTATATGCGCAAATAATTGTTTTAGAAGGTTTACTTAAATCTAAAACTTCTGCGTGAGTTGGAGATTCTCTTTTGCCAAATGATATTTGACCATCTTCTACTTTTCGTAGCAAATATGGGTGAGGTGTTCCAGTTACTTCGAGTTTTTTGCTAAGAACTAAAATACATTCAGGCGGTGGTGACAAATTACATTCAATTGCCCCTTCTAAACTTTCTTCTGCGATTGTTGAAACTCCTTGTTTAGGAAGATTGAATGTTGGAAGTTCATACGGGACTCCAATACGATTTCCTACAATAAGAAGCCGTTTTCTAGACTGAGGAACTCCTACTGTAGACGTATCATACACTCTTGATACAAGCTGATATCCAATTGCTTGAAACTCTTGTTCGATTACATCAATAACTGAACTTTCACCATCATCTGTTTTTTTCGTAAGAAGTCCTGCTACGTTCTCACCAATAAACCATTCTGGCTGAATAATTTGAACTGCCCGCAAGAACTGGTAAAACATTTTATTACGAGGATCATTCACATCCTTTTTGCCTGCGTTTGAAAACCCCTGGCAGGGAAATCCCGCGAATATAATTTTAATTTGTCCAGCATACTCTTCAAATTCAGAGTCCTTAATTTTATTAATGTCACCTTTAACATCTTTACCTAACCAAACACTATCTGGAAACATTTTTAAATGAGTTTGAATGGCATCTTTGTTATTTTCCGAAAAGGCAACTACAGAAAGACCTGCGTTTTCAAGACCTGTTGTGTCACCTCCTGCGCCTGCGAATAGACTAATCGCGTTCATTTTAATAGTATATCCTAAACTGTACAGATGTTCTTCCGTTTTCAATAACAAAGATAAAAATGGATTTTATGTATGTTTTGGATGGGTTGGCAACAAGATGTCTAAGTGGATAAAAGTTCTTGATCTTTCGAAGGAATTAAGCATTGATGCGTTTTCACTGTTTAAAAACTTTAGACACGTTGCAGATGTTATTTTAACGCCTGAAACGGTAAGCGCAAAGACATGTATTTTATTTGAACCAGCAATCGAGGTTCTTGATTGGAAAGACCAAACTTCACAGTGGATTTATGTGTTTACAATCAATGAAAAAATAGTGAAAATTGGTGGAACACGTTCTGGATTAAAAGGCAGAGCGGCATCTTATCTTTGTGGTCACCATACAACGGATCGTGGTAAAAGTGGTAAGTGTTCTGTTACGAACGCATATTTATACAACACATTCGAAGACTCTCTCAAACAAGGCAACATAATCAAGATGTATGGATTCAAGATTCCAGATGTAAAAGTGGAGATGTCTGTTTGGGAAAAAAACATTACGTTTAGTCCGCAAACCTATACTGTATTTGAAACAACTGCTCTAGAGCAATACAAACTTGAGTGTGGGAAATATCCGCAATTAAGTGACAACAGTGACCCTTCTCATAGATGAGACTGTATATAGCTGATTTCTTCAGCAGTAATACCGAACTCACTGTATGGATCTCCTGTGGAAACAGGTAATTTTTGCAGTATTCGAATATTATTGAAATTACCATATCTGCACGCATTGTTTAGAAATACGTATAAAGGTGACGAAATTTGCGTTACAATTGTTTTCCCTTCATCTTCGGTGTCAACTTTGATAAATGCTATAGATTGCGTCATTCCACAATTATCCACAAATGCACTATATTTATCTGTTGTAGAAATGAATACTTTCCAACCTTCTTGAAACTTATGAGGTCTGTTTGCCCACACAGTTTGCTTTGGAGTATGAATTAGTCTGTATTTAAACATCTCATCTTCTTTATCTTGAATAAATGCTTTCTTAGTGTATTTATGTAAGTCGCTGCTGGTTTCAACTTTATACTTTGAGAAAGTACTATCAACCGTTTTAGAAAAGATGCTATGTGTAAGATTTGAATAAAATAGTGGAATATACGATCTAACTTGAGATGGGACACTCGAAATATATTCCATCTTCTTATAGGTGTATTCAACAGGAAATGGAGATTTACCAGCTGTTTTTTGTATAATAAACCAAGTAAACGAGGATCCAACTTTAGGAAACCATTGTTTTGCTTTATGGATACTTAGTTTTATGAACTGATACGATGTTAGTAATTCACAAAATACATTTCGATCAGCAAGAGACATCCAATTATCTGGAACAATATAGACTAGATATCCATTGTCTTTTAAACATTCTATACTTTTCTTGATGAACAATGATGAAACACTATGATTTTTAGAAGCACGTTTACCATCTTCCATCAACAATGCATAAGGCGGATTACCAACAACCATATCAAAATCCTTATCAAATTCTTCCTTCAAGAAATCGTGTGTACTCACAAAGCTATCCCGAAATACTGTTTTTACATTTTGAAGTCTTTCAAGATTGATGTCATTAAAATATAATTTAGCAGTTGTATTTCGGGATAATCGAAGTTTGTTTGCAATTACAAGATGGAAATTTCCATTGCCACAGCATGGATCTAAAATTTTAAGATGTAGTTGTTTCCAGAACTCATTTGGAATTGGACTTAGCATTTCTTCAATACACCCAATAGGAGTTGGTTCATCGTTTGAAGACTTAAATGTACGTTTGTCTTTATTTAAAACATCATTGTAATGAACTTTAAGTTCTTCATACGATAAAGTTTCAAACGACATTTGCTATCACTGAAATTCCCCATATCTAATTCGTTTTCTAAGGAAAAAGATAAAAAGCAAGAAGTGACGTATTGGCGCATATGTGAACCATTGCATGACATATAGTTGAAATCCAAAGGTCGTCATACAGCATATAATACCAACTTATCAAGTAAAACATTGTCCCTATAATCTGGATTATACTGTACACCAAAAAAACAGGAGATGACCATACATTCCATAAGTGCGTCCATATCAACAATTGAATCCAAGAAATATCAAGTATACGTATCCAGTCATATTTGGGATCACTCCAATAATTTTGTGCAAAGAAAGACCCTATGCATACTCCAGATCCCAAAAAATACTTCCCATAAAAAATACCTGTGAGTCCAACAGGTAATCCAATCCACGAAACCCAGTATAAAAAACGAGCGTGTTCTGCTGGAACAACCTCCATATGGTTATGCAGGTTTAATTGGAACTAAATTAGATGCATTGTTGGGATAATTCGGTAGTGGTGAAGTCAGTGGCATGAGAGCGTCATTTATTTTTTCTCCTAATTTGCTTGCTAGTTCTTGAATATTGAAGGGCACATATTTAGTCGTAACACTTGCAAAAAATAGCATCTCAATTAACATAATTATAACAGCCATTATTATGTTAAATATAACAATCCCACGCATGTCCAACCTATTCTTTATTATCAAATATCTTGCAAAGAACAGTGTGCTAGAAACTACAATGAGCGATACAAGTCCAAACAATAAAAATATTTGAAGATTTTCCTCATTATAAAACTGTTTGTCTTCTAGTACAAGATTCTGGCCCGTGATTGCTGGGCTTGCCAAATTATCTGCATAAGCTTCAAATGGTTTGAATACTATATTATTCCCTTGCTTCGAAGCTCGTAATAGTAGAGCAAGCTGTCCTGTACCAGCACATAACTGGTTCTTTATAATTGCGTTCATAAGTGGGGCTGCTATAAAAAATAAAAAAGGTGTCCAGAATATCCATATTACGGATGTTGCAATCAATCCATTCACAGCCGCAGTAATTAAAAATTTATTGGGTAGTTCGCCACGCAATACTTCCATTACATTAATATAATATGTCTTTTTGGGGCGAAATATGTGTTCACTCTGCATTTTTTATGGCATTTTTGGCATTGTTCTATTTTACATTTGTGACATACATCCAATCAGCTGGGTTGGTGAATGATCTTTTCAACATAGTAGAGTCACAATTACTTATAACAGCTGCATTTACAACGCCAGCAAAAGTACAAGCTCTTAGCAATTCAATTAACAGTTCGTTAGAAGAAGCTGCACAAGAAATACCTCCCGTGGATTCCCAAAATAAAAAAATAGCAATGTATGTAGGTATAGTTGTTGGAATTACCTCATCTTTGCTATTGGGATTAGGTATATACTTACAATACGCAAGTGGTGGTAGTATATATGAACTACTTATGTCAAATTTAATTGTTTTAGTGTTTATTGCCGTATCGGAATTTGCCATTGTAGGATTATTTTTACGAAATTTTGTCGAGATTGATCAGGAATTTGCAGTAGGTATCACATCTGTACAACTCGATGCCGCTGGCGGTGGTGGTGTTCCAGACACTTGTAACTTCGTTAACGAATTTTTAGAAACAATCTTTCCCGCGTCTGTAGTAAACGCTATTTAGAAAAAAACGAATGTTGAAAGAGCCTAAACAAAACTATACTAACAATACAATGAAATTCTGTCCTTCTTGTCGCAATATGTTATTTGGAATTGACGAAGATACAGTAGATGGCAAGAAAGCAGCTATTTTATCGTGCCGTAAGTGTTCGTACAAAGAAGCCGTGAGTGCTGAAAATCCTCTAGTCTATGAACACATTTTGCGAGAAGATAAGACTGCTCGACTTGTTTTGAACCCTTATTTAAAGAATGATCCTACCCTAAATCACCTAACAAATATTGTGTGTCCAAACAACGAATGTCCATCTCGTGCAAAGTCAGTGGTTCCAGATGTAGTTGCTGTAAAAATTAACGAAAAGAACTTGATTTGGATGTATCAATGTGTTCATTGCGACACTACTTGGAAGCAAGCTTCTTGTGTGCATTAATACAAGGATGTCTACACAGGCAGAACGGTTCGCTTCGTGCGTAAAAAAAATAAAAGAAAATTTTAAGCCAAAGCTTTTGAAAAAGACCAAGAAGTTTACAGATACAGATAAAGAAGGTATAGCAATCGCTATCTGCACAAAAAGTATTTTATGGCCACAAGGAAGAACCTTAAAGAGTTTTTCAATGAAAGATGGGAAACCTAATTTGATTACGCAGCCTAAGAAAGTCAAGGCTGGGCGGAGGACACTAAGGCGTTCCACGAAACGGGGAACTTCTCCTCGAGCAAATTACCGACCCTCCTTGCAATAAGTTGTATTTCTTTTTGGGCATGAGGATCGGTTCGTAGTTTATAAAGGCGAGCGTATGCTGCTAGAGATCCTGTTTCAATAAATTCAGTCATCATAGATTGGGGTAGTATCGAACGCGCTTGTTCGGGACACACATCAAAACTTAGAAGTTCATTATACAAAGCAATACAGTTTTCATTGTGTTTGCGAATCTTTGCAATACAATGACCATTATATTGAATTTTTTCATCCTTTGATCCCTGTTTCTTATTTGAATCACGCATACGTAGCTCATCTGGCAACCACAGTTCGGGCTCACTATCCACGTATCGGCGAGAAACTTCATTGCGCGCAAATCCAATTTGGTGACGGAACCATTCTCGGGCAATAAAGATCGGCATCTTTAGACGGAATCTTGCTTGTGGATGAAAAAATGGTGTTACGTGTTCATGATCAGCCAAATACTTTATCAGTTTATTATCGCCTTCCGTTAGTTGTTTCGATTCCTTTGCAAATGAAACACGTGCAGCATTTACAACTGTCAAATCATCGCCGAATACTTCTAGAAGTTCGACCATTATTCTTTAGTTTGGTTGTAACGTGAAAACTAGTTCGTAAAACGGAAAACATATAGAGAAATGTTGAGTATAATAAACAATGGATCAGGTACGAATTAACTCTAAAATTCTTCATCCTGAAGTCCAGTCAATCACACGTAAAAGCGTACAAGAATCATTAGCAAAAGAGAAAACGACGTTGCCTTATTACACAAAGTATGAGCAAGTGACCTTGATTGCGACACGTGCGCAACAATTGGCAGAAGGAGCAAAACCATTGGTTTCTCTAGATGGGATGCTAACGTCTGATCCTCAATTTGTTTGGAATGTAGCAGAGAAGGAAGTGTTTGAACGAAAGCTGCCGTTTATTATTCATCGTCGTCTGCCAGATGGTCGGTCTGAATTTTGGAGTGCCCAAGAGCTTTCAATCATATGGTAAAAAACGGATATGTGTCCTATTAATAACTATATTTTACACAAGTAACCATGAGTGGAAGAATGACATACGCAGAGAAGAAAGCGCGTGCTGAGATTGACAAACGCGAAAAAGAACGCGCAGAACAGAAAAAGGTAGCTGAGCTTCTAAAAGAACATAGCTTTCCTAGTCTGTCTGCAGTACCTGTTTGCCCCCCTAAGACGTCCTTGACTGGTTATGCTAGCCTTGCTGCTGAATGGCAGGAAGCTGACAATAAAAAAGCAGAAGAATTTCGTGAAGCCGAACGGCTGCGGGAAAAAGATGAAGCGGAACTACGTTTCATTATGCCAAACTTCTACAACCGTAAACACTTTGAAGAGCCTGTGAACAGCCATTTGCCACTAGAAGAGGCACTTGAGGAAACCAGTGCTCCGCCTGTAGAAGACGAATGGAAAACGGTCCAACGCAAGGCGTATAAACCTAAGAAGCCGATCGAATACCCTGATGAACTAAGCCCAGAAGAGGAGGAGTCTTACGACTCACGCTCTGACGATGGTCACTAGGTAGCACCGAACAAACGGCGTATCCAAGCCGCGAACCGTTGAGCCGCCATAATGAAATAAAATCCCGAAGGGTTTTTTGATTCTCTCCAACCATAGAATATCCCTACACCAAATGCAACTATTAATAAGACTGCATTTATGATTTCAATCAATCCGTTTGCTTCAACTTGTTTACCCGTCCATGCCACAAGTGGGTGTACTTTTTTTGAATCAGCTTCTTTTTTAGTCGCACCTAATGGTGCGGATGTTACTTGTTTAGCTCCTCCTCCAGATCCTTTACCCGAACGTTTACAACGCATATACGTTTTGCCATCGTGTGGCATAGGTCCGCCAACAAGCTGTTCGTTGTCATTAAAGAAAACTTCACGATTACCTAACTGCTGAATAGGTCTAGATCCTGGGACTACATTTTTCACAAGCAACGCAAAGTCATTTGAATCAATGTTAATCATCGATTTGAAAACGACCCATTTTGTTTGCTGGCATGGTGGAACTACTAGAGAACCATCATACACAAAATAAGCCCCAGCAGGAGGAACCATCATAAACAAGCCCCATTGTTCGCCCATGCTCACCGATGTAAAGTCAACCGATGGGTTTGCGTATGGCACAAATGCGTTGAAAAAGTGAGAAGCAGGAGTTTGTGCAGGATTCACACGCACAAGTGCACTCACACAAAGCATGCCTGAGGTAGGACTACTAAAAATAGCAATCACTTCTGCGTCTGCCTGTACATTTTCAATCGTATGATGACTTGGGTGAGTCACCAATAAAGACTGGCAGGTATAGGATTCTCCCGCAAATTTACAACTACCAAGATTTGTTTGGCTTTGTAATATCAATCCTTCATCAGACACGATAACATTCGCTTGAGAAATGTAGGCGTCATCAAATGTTAGTTCGCACATGAGATCACATGGCTTCGCTCCAGACTGTGATAAATTGATTGGACTTTGCTCAGAGCTTGAACATTTATCGCCCCATGAAGAACTGGAGCCATATATACTCATTTGTAGTTTCCCGTGATTTTGTATCGTGAGAATAAGCAATGGCATTAGACGCTGGCGGAATTTCAGCAATAGTATTTTCGGCGTTGTTTGTGATAGTTAGCGCGGCATATCTCTTCAGTTTCTCTAAAGCCCCAAGTCCTCCTGATTTTTCGGGACTACTTGATTTTTCCACAAAAATAGTTGCATACTCCCCATATTGTTTACTAGCGTTTGGATGGATTGCAGATGCTGCATCTGGTAATTATTTTTATACAAAGTCTGGAATTACTGGGATTATTGGGATAATTATTAATGCGATTGTTGGAGGTATTATCAAAGGAAGTGCCTCGAAACCTACTCCTCAGTCAGGTGGAGGCTCTTGGTGGCAATGGGTTGGAGATATCTCAAGTGTAGCCGATGACACTTCAAAATGTTCATTACCTGGCCTTTCTAGCATTGAAAATCCATATGCTCCTCAAGGTATAGTTTTATCGACAACAATCTTCTTTTATCTTTTAACTGGACTGTGGGATGCAGGTTTAGGAATGCAGTCAATTGCATTATCTGTTATTACTGGAGTAACCTTTATGATACAGTGGATAACACTATCTGCAAATGGTTGCTTGAAGGATGGATATTTTGGCCAATTGGCTCCTCTAACTTCGTTTGTTATGGGTGTTGTGTTTGCAGTCGCCTCTTACTTTATTCAAAAACTAATTTCACCAGCGAGTGTTGCTGCAGGTGGCCCTGATGGAGGAAAGGGCGGAGGACTTGATCAAGGAGTCAACAATCCAGGTGCTGGATCTAATGGAGAAATAATGATTAATGTAGGCGGAAAAAGCGGACAGACCGAACCCGTCAACGATCAAGATCAGTTTGTTTGTGAGGCGTATAAAGATGGTGAACTAGTTACTTCGACAATTGCTGGATAGATTTAAGAGCACTTCGAATAATTCGGTAGTACCCTGCAATGTTTGTACCCGTCTGCTTTTCAGTAACGACCACTTTACGATCAACAGTCAATGTCTGTACAACAATTGTAGGAACAACTGTTACATTGAATGAAATAGCAAGTCCTTCAGGATCATTTTGGATATTTACAGATTTCCATATAACTTGAGGAAACTCTTCCTTCAAATGCTCAACTGCAGGCTTGATAAACACGCAAGGACCACATGTTGGTGACGAAAAGTGGTAAGCAATTATACTCATTCTTCTTTTGTTATTAGAATACCTTCTTTTAGTAAACCAGTATCCGTTTTAAGTCTGTACAAAACTGTCCTGTGCAAACGCTGTTTATCAACTTCAAATCCCTTCTTTTTTACTGTTTTTGATAAGGCTGAAATCAAAGCTTTATGAAGTTCAGCTTCATCCAGTTTTCCCAAATTAGCAAGACACCACACAACCAGTTCCTTTTCTCCAATGGGAGCTCCCATAAGTTTAAGAGGACATCCTTCTAAAGCTTCTTCGGTATTTGAAACAATTTCTTTAACATCTTCTTCGGGATTCAATATTCGAGTAGCCATACGGTCCACAATATCGTTGTTTTTACTATGTAGGTCATCTCCGCCCGTATGTGCTCGAACATGTGTAATATTAAACGACTTGAAACGAGAAAGACGATTCGACGTATCCTCAATTAATTCTCGGTGTTGCACATCTCCGCCTTGTGACGTCTTCCAGTTGTTTTTTACCCATGCAACAACCCAATTCGTCAAGCAGTTTTTAGAGTACATTGAATCAGTATAAATCTTCAAATCAGTTTCAAGCAGAGGAAACGCCACTTCTGCCGCCTTTACTGCTTCATAAATGGCCATTAGTTCTCCGCGTTGGTTTGTTTGCATTTCACCATCAGGAACCCTTCCTGCGTTTGAAACAGATTTATGGTCGGGTAAATAGAATGCCCAGGCAGCTTGCGCATTCTTCTTGCCGTTTTTGGAACAAGCCCCATCTGTATAAATTTCCACTTTCATATTTTCTTTATTATTGGTGTTCTTAAATACGTTGGCATTCGTTTTACAATACATCTGCTTTGAATAGCAGGTTGAATTGCTGTTGGATCTTCAATGTGGAACCATACTCTGCATTTAAAGGATCTTTCTTCTAACGAACGTCGAATCATTTGTTGACATGAAAACGTTAAGAACTCGGAATGCCACACCAATAAAATGCGCATTCTCTTTTCTTGTCGTGAAGGAACTTGCGAAATCCAGTTGTAAAACCATGGCGCAAATGATTCAACTGTATTAATTTCAGCAGCATCTATCTCTGCAAATTCACAAGTCTTTTCGTACTTCTCTTGATACTCGTTCCACACTTTTTGAGTCTCAGTGTCATTCAAAGGCTCAAAAAGTATATAATGTGGAGGTGGATATTGCATTATGTATTATATAATTCGCCGTTCTAAATGATGAGTGTTCCACAAAGCCAATCAATCCAATACTCGCCAAAATTATAGTTTGGATGTTTATGGTGTAAAATATGATGATTTCCAATTAAAAAAACACAACGTTCATCATGACGCATCATTCCACGCACATTTAAAAATGATAGAACTGCGAGTACATCAAACAAACTATATTGGCATACCGCAAATGGTACTATAGCACCTAATCCTTGAAATGGTCCTTCTAACGCATGTCCTGTATATGTTTCTAAAAAGGTGAGTTTTTGAACTGCATGATGCTCTTTGTGATATTTGTATAAACTTCGTTTATGTAGCAGAATATGTGATATATAAAACCATATATCATACGATAAAATAGACAACAAAACCACAATCATATTTAGCTTGTTGTAGATGACCCAACAATCTTCTTTACGGGTACATCCGCAGAAATAACATACAGACTGTTTTCAGTAGCCACAATGTAACACGATTCGCACTTAAAAATATTTTGAATCGTAGACGTGTATTCGCTATCTGACTTTACAAGGTACTTGGTATTGTCAGGCTGAACACCTACACAGCACTTTTTAGCGATACTGTCTTCAAAGTAATCAAAATAAATAGGTTTATCCTCATCGATTGCTAGCTGGGCTGCTCGTAGTAAAACACCTGCTGACGGAAGAACCATTTGTTTCTACGAGTGCTTTGATGTAATGACTACTGAACGCATTTCAGGGCATCTTCAACCCGAAACTTAGATCGCATGCACAAACTAGGGAGATCTTGGCGAGGGATTTGCAGAAACGATGTTAGTTCTGTTCGAATGATGAGTTTCAAATCTTTGGATGTAGCAGGTAGAGCTTTTGAAGTTTCATACAAGAAGTCAACATACTGTGTCGTGTTTTCTTCCGTTTGCTCACTCTTAGGTTGAGCTGCAATCAATTTGACTTCTACAAGAACATCTTTAATCAATCCAACAATTAGATCTTCTTCAATCAGTCCTCGAATAAACAATTGTGTTGTAAACTTTGCAAAACCACGTCTCTTCATTTTTTGACGCATCCACATAACGATTTTGTCGTTGAAGTTTTCCTCAGAAGATTGCGGGTACGTCAGTGTAGTTGTGGTGTCGTATAACGTACTGAACATTTTGGCCTGTACCCTGAAATCCTCTGCGACGTCTGGAAACGCTGCATTCAAACGGATCGCGCAATCGGCTAAGATACTGGTAAACATTGGCTCAGATATCGCATTATGGAACAATAAAGTTGTTACTCTCAGTCGAAATTCTTGATCTTTTTTATGAAGAATGGCAATAATTTCATCAGACATTTGAACAAGATTTTTGGCTGTGATTTTATTGAGCATAGAAAACACCTCAAAGTATTCGGGGTCACCTTTGTCTTTGACTTTACTCACGTATTCTCGAAGCGACTGTTCACGCCAATTTCCTAGTGAAACTTCAACACGTGGCTCGTACTTAGGGCGGTACGCATTGTGCTTTGGCGGAAGACGAAATGGTTTGTATGCTGCAGGTGTAATCCTCAGCTTGGCAATGTTATCTTGAATACCTTTGGGCAAAGGAAGCTTGTTTCCAAACCGAACCATATACACTTGTGAAGTTGTTAGGCTCATTTTTATTAGTAGTTCACTATTGTTAAAAACGAATCCGTTTCACATCTACATCAAAGTGTCGTAGTAATATTACAAATGGGGTCAGACATAGAGACCACAAAACTCCAATATTGTTGGGTTCTGTGGTATCATGACCCCGATAACAAAGACTATTCTTTGAATAGTTATATCAAAATTGCAGAGATTTATACACCTCAACAATTTTGGACAGTTATTGATGCAATTCCAAAAGAAGCATGGGAATCGGGAATGTTCTTCTTCATGCGAAAAGGGTACAACCCCATGTGGGACTCTCCTGAGAATGAAGGAGGTGGCGCGTGGTCAAAAAAGATCGAAGCACAACTTGTGCATTCCACATTCATTGACTTGATGGTAAACTGTATTACCAATGAGTTCTTGCTTCATCACAAAGAAACTTTAGTGGGTGTCACTATTTCTCCAAAAGGTCCTGCATCTATCATCAAAATCTGGAACACAACCACAAGTGTTTCGAGTAATAATTGTATTAATCCAGCAATGCAAGGATTTAAACTTGGAGACGATGTTACGTATACCGCCCACAAATCAAGACCTAAGTAATTAGAAATGAAAGAACTGGCGAACTTTATTCGTAAGATAACTCCTGGAGTGTCTGATCAGGCCAGATATACATTTTTGTCAAAACTACACTTAGCAACCTTATTCACTCTGTTATTTTCGTTTGCACATTTCAAGAATATTTATATAAGAATTTCGGTATTAATTTATGCTATGTGTGTAACATACTTAGAAGTGGTATATAGAGATTGTCCCGCTAGTATGTTAGAAAAGGAATTTTCTTCAGATTCCTGGGACGATTTTTTAGATGTATTTTTTAAATATTGTGACTGGAACATTACACGTAGTGAAAAAATTGTTGGATTTACTTGTTTCCATATAGGAGGTTCAATAATTATGTTCACAATCATATTGCAGGACATAATTTCTGCCTATTTTTCATAAAGAACGTTTATTCTCAACTTCGTCTAGTCGTATGTATTTACTGTGTTTTTCGCTATACAATCTTAATTTAAGATTCTTATAGCAGTCATACATATATAGTTTCACAATATTATCAAAAAAAGTACTTTTTGAGATAACTTCTTCGTGATATTTTTGTAAGTTGTATCCTGGTATTTTTGAGTTTATATGATGGATATGATGATATTCGATACCACCTGTAAAATATTTCAGTAAATATGGTACCTGGACAAACGATGACCCTAATAACCCGCTATTTTTCATATTCCAACTGTCATTGTTTACCACATAAGGAGGATTGAATGTATGCTGACTGTGAAATAACATAAATCCTAATATGACCGAGATATACATAGACACTAAATAATGATACAACAAATTATTGTTTGATAATACATGAAATAGCAACAATATAGCAATATTATTGACTGTGTGATTGAATATGATATAAGTTAAAGATTTAGGTATTTTATTGCCGTACTTTAGTTTCTTTATTACATACATAAACCTCTGCAACACAAAGAAATAAAAAGATGGAATCAATGCAAAATATACTTTGTAATTATAAAATATATTGAACATAAACCTATTTCGCGGAGACATTTGTAAATATTCTTCTTCTGTATAATTAATTAATTCGTTATGTTTGAAATTATATTTATTTTCTCTATTTCCATTTGTTAAATGATGAATAGTATGATCTAATTCCCATAACGGAGATGTGAAAATAAATATGCCCGTTATATGTGAAATAATATAATTCAATGTTTTATTTGGAGTATATGATTGATGACAACAATCGTGAAAAATGATAAATGTTTTTACATTTAGTAACGATAATAGCGGTATAGTCAACACACTTAACCAACTATTCCTAAAGAGCCACAAGAGATAACCCGAACAGGAAAAATAAAAAACGTATTGTGATAAGTCGCAGAATGCTGATTTATAAGAAGATTTATATTTGGTAAACAATTCGCTTTCATTTATTTTATTAGGAGGATTTGACGATGTGTTTTCCTCATTCATCTTGTTGTATGGGTAAGACAACAAGTCTATAAATGAATAAAAGATAGTTTGCGCATATTTTTCATAAATCAAGGCCTAAGTAAATGTAATGAAAGATTTAGCAGACTTTATTCGATATTTAACGCCATCTTTGACGGATGACGATAGACATTCCTGCGTATCATATGTTCACGGATACGCTCCTATTGTCTTATTGCTTATTTTTGCATTTTCTAAAAGTATTCCACTCAAAATATTTTGTGTACTTATTATTACTGTCGTGATATATTTAGATTTAACTTTTAAAGAATGTCCGCTATCATTGCTAGAACGCGAATTCTGCAAGGACGACTCAAAGTATGAATGGGATGACATATTATCGATCTTTTTCAAAACATTTGGCTGGAAGTTAACCCGAGGGGAGTCTGTAGCATCATTTGCAGGCGCGTATATCAGCGGATTTCTTGTATTTACAGTTGTTACTT